CCGCAGCCACTTCGCCTCCAGTGCTGCCAAGCCAAACCAAATCCCATTCACAGATGCCATTGGCAAGCGGCCTTCCTTTTACTGTGTACGTGTCCGATTTGTCTACGGAACCGATAAGGGTAAGGATTTTCTCCATGCCAAAGGCTTTGGCTGAAATCTTGTCTCCACCCGTGACGTAGCTAGAAGATCCAACGTAATCCAATGGACCGTAATACTTCCCGCCAAACGTATCCAGGGAGCTTTGCAGGACTTTCGAGATGCCTGATCCTTGCGCCATTACTTCTCCCTAGATTCCGATTGCCGAAAGTCTGACTGTAAAGCCTGAAAGGTTTGTTCCAGCGGCCACTTCGCCGCCGCCTACCGCAAACCAGACCAATTGCCAGTTGCAGATTCCATTGGCAAGCGTTCTACCTTCCACGTAATAGGCACCTGTCTGATCCACGGAGCCGATCACGGTCAGGAATTTATTCATATTGAACGACTTCGGATCAAGAGTGTCGCCGCCAGTCGTATAACTAGCGGGTCCGCTGTAATCGACGGGGGCATAGCCCTTGCCGCCGAAGGTGTCAACATCGCCCAGTAGGACTTTCGAGCTACCTAATGCCTGCGCCATTCCGTCTCCTTACATCCCACCGAAGCGGAAGAGGATTTCAGGGAAGTACGTGAGAGCAAGACCGGCTGCACCAGTGGTCTGCACTGATTGACCCCATGCGATTCCCGACGTTGGGGCAATAGCTGAAGTCTGGAACGTCACCGCCGAAGGGGCGCTGGGCCAAACAGGCTGACCAACAACCGCCGCCGCAGAGTTGTTCGTCTGCGCTCTTCCACCACCGACAAAGATCATCGTATAGTTTCCGGGGGTAGGACCGTTCGCCATGCCTACTACCGTGGCCGGGTTGATGAACACGCCAGCGAAAAGAGTGGTGATCGTGGTCGCCTTGTCGGCTGTGGTTACCGCTGGGATGTTGTAGGCCGTCTCCGGCAACGCGCCCTGCGTGGCCCCAGAGTCGAGCAAGATGTACGCGGGCATACCCAGCGTTGCGTTCGCAGCCGTCGCACCAGAGTCAAGCTGCACGACCTGATACGCGCCATCATAGAGCGTGGTGCCGATGGCGGCATTGCTCTGCGCCTCACCCGCGCCAAGCACGATCATCTTGCCGGGGTTCATCCCCATGTAGTAGGGGTTCCCGGCGATGTCAGCCTGCCCGGTAGGGCTGGGGCTGTTCAGCGTATTGAGTGGGCCTGGAAGCCAGATGCCCGGAGTCGAAATCCTTGCCATGACTGCTCTCCTCTGGCCTAAGCCAAAATTCCATAAGTCTGTTGCTCTTCACGCGGCGTCGGTGTGTAGAAGTTCAGCACATGCCGCAACCACTGCACGTACAGGAACGGATTCTCAGGCCACCGAGCGGGGTCCATGAAGTAGTAGTTCACCGGAGCGCCGTCAGCCTCACGGTACTTCCAGTTGTCCGGTGTCACCCAGAACAGCGGCTCGCCGACCACAATCTGATTCAAGCCACCGGCCAAGCCGTTCTTCGTCGAGTTCGACGTGAATCCAAGGTTCGGAAGATTCGAGATGCCCTGATTCTGGGCGATCATCGCTGCCGTCAAAGTGAACTGGCCGGTCTGAATCGCACCCGGCGAAGGAGCGGTTCCGTTCACTGTGGTAAACAGGTTCGCAATGGACGGCTTCGGGGCGCTCGATGGAACAATGTCGTCGTAGAAGATGGTCGCGTTTTCGAGCTTGATGCCTTCCCAGTTGATGTGCTTGTCGTCGCGGGTAAAGTACCGCTCCTGACGCTGGAATGCCGAAGTGATCGAAGAGTACCCTAGGTACGAGGTGACGCCCAGCTTGTCTCCACCGTTCAAGATCGGAGTCAGGTAGCTCTTCAAAAGAGACTGATAGTTCGGGGGGGCTGGGTTGCCGTTCTGATCGCCCAGCCAGATCGGAGTCGAGTTCATCGAAGCGGCGATTGCGCCGTTGCGAGACTGACCGCCGTAGGTCGGGAACACGTTGCCGTCCCATGAAGGAACAATGCCGTCGTTCATCGCTTCCGAGAACCCGTTGATAGATGCGAGGCGATTGTCGCTGACGCCGTTGCCCGACGCCTGACCGTGGCGGAACATATCGCCCTCGATCTGGAAGTCGATACCCTCCATCATCTGATTCAGGTACGCTTCGAGCAGCGCCACACGAGCCTCTGGACCCTTGTTCTGAGCCTCAATCACAAAATCGTTCACCAGCTTGTACTTGGCGTACGCCTTGGGCTGGAAGAGGCTGGCAGTGATGACCTGCTCATCGACGATGGTCACATCCTCGCCGGGGAACAGTGCGCCGCCGCCTACCCCTTGGTAGAGGTCGGGAACCTGCATACCAGCGCCGCCGCCGAATGGGTCATATGCACCCGAAGCGCGGAAATAGCGTTGTAGGGGAGTCCCCACGTAGCTGTTCTGGTAGATATACCCATCCACGAGCTCGTTGAGAGTAGTGGAACTTAGTTCCGGGAAAAGCGGCCCAAATCCAGGCATTGGTTTCTCTCCTTAAAATCTACGCAGCGCCTTGCTGTACCTTGGCAAGCGCCGTTTCGCGCCAACCTGCGTTGCGTTCATTCTTGCTGCGCGAGGACTGCCACGGCTTCTCAGCCTTCGCGTCGGATGCTTTGTACGTTGAAAATCTGCTGGGCTGACCACGGCGCGTATGCGGGTTGCTGCCGGTGCGCTCACGCTCTTCCTTGGTCCACTGTGCCTTGAGGTCGGTATCGCGCTTCGCCTGCACTTCAGCCTGCTTGGCGTCGCGCTTGGCTTGGACGTTGTGCTTCACTTCCCAAGCCTGCTTCAGCGTGTACCCCTTATTGCCGAGGGTGCGCTGGCGGCTAACCTCATCCAATAATTCTTGAGCGTTGCCGAGCGGAGTACCGAAGAGAGAGAAGTGTTCAGCGTTCAAGTCGTTAACGGCAATCAGATTGCTAACTTGAGTGCTTGACATTTTATCCAGATCGGCACGGGTCAATGCGTTGGGATCGGGAGAACCTGGAGCGCGGGGCTGTTCGCCTTGCTTCACGACCGGCTGCTCGTCGTCGATCAAGATGCCGTACTCCTTGGCCTTCGCCAGCTTCGCTTCGAGAGCGGCCACCCTACCTGCCGCTACGACCGATTCCTGCGTGGTCGTCCGAAGCGCGGGAACGATCTCATTTTCGTAGCGAGAGGTGAATTGATTCAGTTCGGTTTCGGCTTTGGTCTTCGCTGCGGTAATCGACACATTGGCGTCAATGACCTTTTTCAGCATTGCCTTGAACTTTCCGTCTCCGAGAATAGTCTCGTAGGTTTTCAGTTCGTCGTCGGTAAGTCCCGATTCCTGCTTGAGCCATTCGAGTTCAGTCATCTTCTTCTCCTCAAAAATGTCTCAGGATTAACGGGGCGGAGCCGGGGGTTGCTGGGGAGCCGATTGTGCCGACGCGGAAGCCTGCACCTTCTGCAATCCCTGCATCATCATCTGGATACCCTCTTGGCCACCGGGGAACTCTTTTGCGAGTCCCTGAATGGCTTGACCAAGCATTGCCAGCTTGATCGCAGGAGAGGCCCCGCCCTGTTGAGGCGGAGCCCCCTGCGGTGAGCCTTGTGGTGCGCCTTGGGGAAACGTCCCCACTTAGGCGCGCTTCCGGCGGCTAGACTTGCGTCCACCCTTGCGCTTCGCCATGTGCTTGGCACCCAGATGGGGGCCGACTACGGTGAGCTTTTTCCGTCCACCCTTACGCTTTGCCATGATGTTTCTCCTCAGTTTGGATTCAGAGGAGCGGATGACCGTTTGGGTCCGTGATCCTGAGTTCTTGATTTTCACTCTACATCCACAAACATCGATTTTTTCTGCAATCGTCAACTGTTTGGGAATAGTGGTAGATTTATTTTCACGGCTCGTCAACAACAACGTCCTTCTGTGGAATGGTCGTCGTCTCCTCAAACACCATCGACGTGATCGCCCCACCGGGACGGAAGTTCGCCACGAGCTTACCGGACTGCCCTTCCTCGTGGATGAAGTCGAATGCTTCGATGAGAAGTGAGCGCCCGCCGTCTGTGGATGGCTTGTCGGCCATCAGCGATGTGCGGTGCGTAGCTGTTGTCTTCGTGCTGGTCTTCATGTCGTTCTCCTTAGCTTGTCTTCACTACAACGCGCCCGTCGCCTGACGGACCTTTCTGAGCAATCTTACCGGGCTTCTTGTGCTCAGGAGGTCTACCGCTGCCCGCCTGCCCCGGCTTCGGTCCTGGCTTGCCGCCGCCCTCTTCTGGAGGCATCAGTCCCAACGACTTTTCGAGTTTGGCAATGTCTGCCTTCTCTGTCAGTTGCTCCTTGGCCCAGTTGAACACCTTCTCCTTGATCGTCGATCCGTCGATGCTGCCCCAGTTTGGCAAGTCAAACTGATTGGCAATCGTCTCAGGGTCAATCGGAACGCCCTTGCCCAACAGAGCCAGAGTATCAAGCCGCTGCTTCGCTTGTGCGATATAGTGCATCGAGTGAGGCGTCATAAACGTGCGCAGATTCTTAGCGAACGTCTTGGCCCTAGTCAACGTCTCCACACCGGAATCGACCGCATTTCCCATCGAGTCCACCGTGTTCTCTCCCGGCATATGCGAAGGAATCACCATGTCCGGCGAGTAGTCGAACACTGTGGCCGGTATACCATCGGTGCCGAGATAGTCGATCAGCGTCCGCACCGGCATGTACTGAATCACAAGGAACTTCAGCATCTCTGCCAAGTCACGGAATCCGCGCTCCATCGACCGAGACGTTCCCATAACCGTAGGCCCTTGCGCATCAAGCAACTTCTCTGGGTCGGAGATATTGCCGCGTAGCTTCTCAAGCGCCTTGATCTGGTCGTGTCCCAACTGACGAAGAATAGTCTGCTGAAGGAACTCCACGACCCTCATCACCCACTCAGGGACGTTGTAGCACCATTCCGGCATTGGGGGACGCATGACTGGTTCTTTCACGTCGCCATCGATCCCCCACGTAATGTCGGGACTCAGCGGGTCAAGCCCTTCCGCTTGCCTCGAAGTCAACTTGCCGCCCTTCTCCCCCGTCGTAATGTCCATGTTGTAGACCTTGCCGGGGATCGCCCTTGCCATCGCCACGCGGTAGATCGACCGCATCAAGTCGTCGATAGCGTCCTGTGTTGCCGCCGTGCCATTGAACAGCGAGTACCCTGTCGGTTCCCATGCCCACTCGTCAAGATAGAACGCAACTAGAGGCACCATGCCGTGCCAGTCGAAGGCGGGTCCGTCGTACATCAGAGCGCCGTCGCAGTGGATCAGCAAGCGCCTCTGCGGGTACACGCGGCAATCATCCTCCGTCGCCTCGCGCTCAACCGACTTACCACCCTCAAAGCGAGTGATCTTCTGGCCAACATAGGGAACCTTGTAGTACCAACTTGTCCCCACCTGACCCATCTCCAACTCTTTGCCGACCGGGTTCCCATCATCGCCAAGAATCGGTTTTCCTTCTTCATCCAATTCGCCGTAGTTCACCCTCAAGTCCAGAACGTAGGTGTAGTAAATGTCGCAGAATGATTCAAGTTGGCCTTGGATTCCGTGCATCCTCCAACGCTCACGATCATTCGCCGCCCGCCCTTCTCCACCCTTCGTTCTTCCGTATTTTCGTTTCGAGAATGGATGGATAAACTGCTGGAACTCTGGGAACCTTGCGTGAGCCTCAGCAATTCCCATAGGAGGGGCCAAGGTGACGATGTAGGCGTTCTGGTAGTCCTTACTACGTCCAAGCTGAATCGGGAGCACGTCGGGCTGTCCCAGAGCCATAAACACGAACTCCCCGTCGCCAGCGCCGTACATCGAACGCGAGTAGAACGGGTAGATGAACCCGGCCCCAGACACGGCGGCGAACTGGAGAGCGTCTTTGATGGCGCGATCAACGAAGTACTCAAGGTAGATCGCCTTCGCCACCTTGCTCATCATGTTCGCTTCGCCAAGGAAGGCTTTGTTGTCGGTCGAGTATCCCCAGTAGGGCCGAATGTCTGAAAGAGTTTCGACGATCTCAAGCACGCCGCGCTTCAGATCACCCGTGGTGAACTTGGCCCACTTCGAAGAAGTTTTCCCGCCCGTCTTCCCGGCGAGAATATCCATCGCCCGCTGCATGTCGGAAGCGTTGCAGTTGTCTTGCTGCCACGCGACTCCCTGAGAGACACAACGCTTCAGGAAGCCGAGCTTCGTTGCGTCGGGAGCCTCAAAGTTCGGGCACTGCCAATTCACTTCGTCGCGGTCAGACATTTAATTTATCCTCGTTCTTGTTCTATTTTTCCAGCGGTAAATCGGCGCATCAACTTTGGCGTACCACAAAATCATAACCCTGTTCCATCCTTTCACAATCCAATAAACCGGAAAAGGCAAGAACACCCAATCCTCACCTAGAGGCCACGCTCGATACCCTTTCGGAGGTTGTTCCCATAGACCGTGAGTTTTCATCAATTGATCCTCGTTCTTCCGCCCGGTAGCGGCGCGTCTCCAAGTTCCATCGCTGAAACTCCGTAGACGTTGTTCTTCTGTGCGTCGTGGTCGCGCTCTTCCATTAGCCGCAACGATTCGCGGATGAACGCCTTCTCCCACTCCTTCGTATCTGAACCGAGTAGGCGTTGATTCAGTCGTCCACGCAGAGCTTCGTAGTGAGCGCGGCCACGGCTCCACATCTTCTCGATGACCACCGCATTTCGCTCCCGCTCCTGCTCGTGCATCTTGCGGAACACGCGGTCCATCTCCCTTGGTACATTCGTCTTGTGACGAACGAACCCGTGGGGGATAGGTGCCATCGGAGCAGTGATCTGCACCATTCTGGTAACTGGGTTCTCCAAATACCAGAGAACTTCCTTGCCGTTCTCGAAAGACCAATCCGCGTTGCGCTTGTCTGCGCCGGGAAGAATTATCAAGCTCATGCTGCCCTCCAATTCCATACCGCTTCCGTTCCGGTCCGCTCCGGTAGCAAGGCTCCGTCTACCTTTGAAGGCTTCACATACTTCGCCATGAAGTCGAACTCACCTTTCCTCTCTACGCGCCACACCGCTCCCTCGATGCATTCTGCACCGTGAGCGTTATCGATTTCAGCTTTGGCGATAGCGTCCTCCACGGACATGACCGAACGCCCATCGTTAAGCAAGTGAGGTGTAATAAATCCGGCGTCTTGAATGCGCAAAGAAGAAATTTCCCACGCAAATCTCTGCTGTCCGACGAGCATATCGAAAATCACGAAAGGTTCGTGGCGAAGGGAATATCGAGTCCCGTGCGCCTGAGCGAGCCATTCCCCCACGCATCGCTCACCCTCACTCAAAAACGAGAATCTAGACTCGTTCTGGCGAACCCAGTTAGCGAACAGTTGATGTTGCTCGTACTTCGATGTTTGAGCCAAATATCCAGCACGGACCAGAGCGACAAGTTTGCCATCAATAAGAGCTACGCCGACGTTGGAACCGTCCAGCTTTTCCGTTACCCATACGCGATCATGGAGGTCACGAGTCTTGAGCGTAGCAATCTCAGCCATACCCTGCGGTACGGAGTGATCTCCCGGCCCCATACGGCTACATGGAAGATGTCCGATACTCCCGTAGTTCTTGAAGCCAAGTGGCTTCACGTTTCCAGAGTTCACAGTTCCGCTCCCATCATCTCTTCAAGTGTTGAGTTTATGCCCACTGGATACCCGTAATCAATCTCAATCTCTTCTTCTTCTCCTTCGAACTTGTTCAGAACGCGCCGAGTCATGCTTTCCGTATCATTCATAATGCAGTAGGCGATTCCGTCGCCGAAGATGCGATCATCCCGCTTTCCGTCCTGATGATCCCATCGTGTCTTTCCTCCATCTGTCTTGTCGATCTGGAATGCCGGAATCTCGTGCTTCAACAGGAAAGGGTCGTTGACCTTGCGCCAGTGATTCTCTACCGCCGTCTTGTAGAGCGACAGCATGAAGTTGCGGCTCCACTCCGTCGTGTACCAACCCATGCGCTTGGACTTCTTCTTGTCGTGCTCCGGATTCATTCCGTCGAGTCTGGAGAAGTGGTAGAGGTTCCTCTTATTCCATCCCATCGAGAGCATCTGAATCTGCGGCGTGTCTCCCAGTCCATAGACCTGTTCGATCCCCACCAGAGGATACGTCCCTTCCGGCATCTCGGAACCGTAGAGAGAAGCCAGAGCCATGATGTACGGATGTACCAGCGATGGGTCAGTCTTGTTTGACCACCAGCACGCCGCCTGAAAGTCGGGCTCGTTCCCGTAGATCGACTTCCCGTTCACGCTCAGGTAGGTTCCGTCCTTTCCTGTCCCGCCTGAGTTGTCAGCGCCGATTCCGTAGATGTACCCTGCTTCCGGCCAGCGGAAGATAAGACACCGCCGCTCAATGTCGAACAAGTCGATTCCGGTTTCGACGGGCTGCTTGATAGGAACGAACTCCCACCAGAATGTCTTGGCAACCCGTCCGCGTAGATCAGTGATATTTCCATCAAAGTTGACTCGGAACCTGTCTCCTTCATAGTCGATGTCCACAGGATCGGGCTGGTAACGCTCCTGTACTTGCTCTCCGATGATTGACCAAACGGTGTAGTCACTGCGCGTCTCCTCCTGCTTCTTTACCTCTTGCAGATTGAATACAAGGTCTTTCTTGGGCCTGAGAGCTTCGTTATCGTCCATCGGGCGCTCTTGATAGAACGAGTTCTCCTCACCCTTTCTGCGGGCTTCCTTCAACTCCTGCTCCCAGTAGTAGGCTTGGAAGTCCTGCATCCGCCAGTCTTCCCCGGCATACTTCCGAATGAGTGGCGTCTGGTGGACATATTCCGCAGCCTTCGCCATCATCTGCTTCGTTTCGGTAAGCGGCGTCCAGTCCTTCGGCGTCGGATGCTCCCTGCGCCATGTTGGAGTCGGGAATAGATCCACGGCGATGAAGAAGGGGAAGAAGATCGGCTGGAGCCTTGCCCCTCCGCTTGCCCAGTAGTCTCGGCTTGAGTACCACGTCCGAGCCCACCAGTCCGTGTTGCCATTGCCCGTCGATTCGAGGATCATAAACGTGTTGGGCGAAGGGTGGACGGCTTGGAAAAGGGACTTCTCGATCACGTTGGACGCATCAGGGAAAATAGATACTTCCGAGATGTGGAGGACCGATGGGGTATCTCCCCTAGCGATACCGGATGCTTTCTTGCCAGAGTAGAGCGTCAGTCGAGTGTTGGTGGCTGCGAATGCCTTCAACGATCCGGCGCGGTCACTGGTGGGGTTTGCCTTCATCCAGCTTGGCATCTCATTGAAGGCTAGTTCCATCATGCCTCCCATGCGTTCGCAAGCGTCCTGGTCGTAAGAGGCTACCGCCGCCTTGATTCCGATGCCGAAGTTCACCTTCTTGGCGATGGCAAGCTCTACCAGCGTAGAGATTCCCTGCTGACGGGCCTTGAGCACTTGCTGCTCAATTGGAAGCCCAGCCTCCTCACGTTCGGCCCATGTGTCAATCATCATGCGCTGCGAGAATCGGGGCTCGAACCTTACTACGCGAGAGTCATCGTTGATGTAGGAGTACCCGTCCATCCAGTAACGGTCGTCGCAACTGCAAATCTTGTACTCGTTGTCGATCCACGCAAGCTCCTCAGTACCGAGTGCATCCTCCACGTCGTTACCAAGACGCTCTGCTTTTTCTGCCAGCGCTTTGAAGTGGGAGTTGAAGCTGTCGATCTGTGATAGGGAATGGTACTCAGGAATCCATAGCCCAGTCTCCGATTTGGCAGACGCTTCCGAAAGCATGGACAGTTGATCGGTAGCTAGGCGTTTGCTAAACAAGGCTACCTTTCATCTTTTTTCTCTTTCCGTCTCTTCCTTGCCAATCGAACTTCCATGCGCCCTGCATGATGTTTACTGTAAAACCAAGTACAGAAAACACCACGCCACGCTCACCACGACGAATGAATGTTGGGTTACGCAGGTAAGGGTGCGCGATCCATATTGCTATTCTCACGTCTACCTCTCAAAAACCATCGGCCTGTTGTGATCGAAATGGATCGGGTCTCCGGTCGTGACATGACTCGCTTCGAGTTGCTTGGGGTTGGTGACGGCTACGATCTCCTTCAGACGGTCCTCTGGATACTTCCATGTGTGGCCACCTTCAGAAGTGTCCTTCTCTACAATGGCCGTATTGTTCTGGATGGCGATCTGAGCGCCCTTCGGAATCGGAAGAATCTTTCCCGCCTTGAGCATCCACTCGCGATCCGCAAACCCCTTGGCTGTCTTCGCCTGCTTCATCGACCTAGCCACTACTTCCGGCATTCCGGCTGCCAGAATCATCTGTACCTGCATATTCCCATAGAGAAATAGAGCTGTCTGAATCACTTCGGCAAGACGAAGTGAACCAACATTTGACGCGAACGCAATGTCCTCAAGTCGAAGACTTCGACGGTCCGTGACCGTACATTGGTCATAGCATTCGAGAAAGGATCGAGCATCTTCTTCGTCGTGAATTCTGAGTGCTTCGACGACTCGTTCGATTCCGACTGACTTGAGCATTGGGGTGATGATTGGTTCTGATTCTGCATCCCACTCTCCATCTTCGTTGTCGAGATTCCATCGGTTACGAAGGCGTTCAAGTGCCGCCCGCCGAAGTGAGGCGTTAGATTCATCACGGGCGGGTTTGAACTTAGCTGGAGGCATTAGCGGGTCTGTATCCCGAACTGATCGACCGAATCAGCGTCTACCGGGTTGATCCCCGGCACCGACGGCGTGTTCATGTTCGCCGTCGAAAGCCTTGGTTGTCCCTTGAGTCTACCCTTGTACTTCGCCGGGGAGATGAACCGCTCGACGAGTTGGCCATTCTCTTCGGTCTGGACCGGCATATCGAGTCCAGCTTCTTCGCGTACCTGATTCGGGGGGCGCACGGGAATCTCGATGGTTTCTGTCACTGTAGGAAGGAATTCCACATCTATCTCACCTTCGTTGTGACAAGGCAAGTATCCCACAGTGAAATCGTCCGTGAGAGGTGGCGAGAAGGACCGTGCTGGCCGGAAGTCGATCTTAACGGTTGCGCTGTAGCCCTGGTATGCCTTGTGGCTGTGGAAATGGCCGTGGGCGCACAAACGTTTGTAGATTCCGTCCATCAGGGACTCCAGCGCCTCGGTTCCACTCAGGCGTTTCGGGATTGACTTTTCCTTCGGCATGAACTTCTCCTTCAAGTCTTGCAGCCAACTGACGCCAGTAGTCGATTCTCTGCGCGTACAGGTTCAGAAGTTTTTGGAGGGTGCGGCTTTGAGGTCTTCGGTCGCCGCGCTCAAGGTAGCAGATGGTCGTTTCGGATACTCCTGATATTTCGACCACCTGCATCTGAGTCAGTCGAGCGCGTTTCCGTAGAGACTTGAGTTTCGGCCCATCGAAATTATCTGATGCCATACCCAAACCATACCACAACTTTACCGCAATGTCAGTTGAGACGAGCCAGTTCGTCTCTGGGAGACTCGTCGTTTGAGTTAACGAAGTCGTGAGCATTGAGCGGAGTGACCGCGTTCATCACATCCGGCTCAGGGAACGGCAAGGGAACTTCACCCTTGATCCTGCGCGGGGTCGCCACGGGGCCGTGGGTTGGGTTGGGGCACGAGTAGTGCTCTGGGCGCTTGACGGTCCACAGGAGGCCGAATAAACGGGACTCTACAGTGTGGAAGCGGTGGCCACGCTTGATCTGGTCTTTACAGCGGGAGCAAATTCTCATCGTTCTCTCTTCCGTGTGATATTGCACTAATTTAATGCGGCGGAATGTCCATACCGAACAAGAGCAACCACACAGCCCCGCTGGACTAGAAACTCATCCCGCCGCACCATCCCCATTGAAGGGGAACTCGTTAAAACTCACGCCTTGGACCTCTGGCCGAGACGATAGGATTCGAGCGCCACCCTGGTTGCCCACTCGCGCTCTAGAGTAGGCATGTACTTCATTCCGTCCAGAAGATCTTTAAGCTCTTCCGGTACTTCCGGTTCAGGGGCGAGGAACATGCGGCGCTGCCATTCGACACAAACCGAGATAATTGATTTATTGCAGAACAATTCTTCAGCTTGTTCGCAATTCGGCACAATCGGGTTCTCAGCCAGCCAGAGTAGAGCGGCTTCAAGTGCATCCGAGAATTGGATTCCGCTGTCCTGAAACTTCATTGCTGCGCGGTACATACCATCCTGTACTACGATCCTCTTGATCACAATTCCCTCCATGAGATGTTCATCCCCCTCAGCATCTCCATATCGGCGTCGGTCAAACGCTCCTCGAACGACGGTTTGACTATCAAACCCAAAGCACCACCCCTGATAGCTTCGGCGAGGCGGTCTTCTTTGGCGTCGAACTCGCGGGCTTTGGCTATTTCACTGCGCTTCCACACCCGGCTTCTCAGATCATCCAATTTGCGCATCACTCACCTCTCAAACATAATTCAATCTCGTTAGCCCAACTCTCGACCAACTCACGGCTTGCGTGTTGACGAGTACCGTCTGGATGATTATGACTGTCAGGGTGATACATAAAAAACAGCCTCATCCTATCTACGATTTTCTGAATGTCCGACTTTAGCATTCACTCACCCCTTTGGTGCGTCACTTTTTCTCGGTCAACAGTTGAACGATATATACCGCAGACTGGCATACAAGATACGTTACGATTACCACTGCCGCCATCGTCATAAACGGGTAATCGTGAGCAAGACTCCAAAATCCCATCACTCACCCCTTTGGTGCGGTATTGCACGAATCAGTCAACCAAGAAAACACGGTTACTCCTAGAAAACTTTCTGATCTCCGGAGTTCTATTGATGTACCGGAGTTCGATATGGTCGTTGTCTGTTCCACGGAAACAATGTGCCGTGCTTGCCGACTTTTTCTGAAAGATCCTGATACAACTGTCGGGAAAAACATAGGCGAAGAAATCTCCAATCCTAACCTCATCAAACCGCATCACACCCTCCCCTGCTCCTGACCCTCAAGACCACAACCAATCTTGCAGCAGACCCACTTGCCTTTCATCTGCCTCAAGTCACCCTCGCACCCCCGGCAAGTCTTCACGGTCGGCGCATCTTGGATAAAGACAGGCTCAACTCCTTGCTCGACTGGATTAACTTCTTTTCCAGTTCTGAACGGAACGGTTCGCTTTGCGCTTCGTTTGACCAAAGTAGAGTTCCCGCCAACTCTGCGAAGTTTATCGCTTCCAACCTCACTTCGACGATTTTCGACTCCCGCATTTTCCTTCACCCCTTCAGCCGCTACCTTAGCTTCTCGGTCCCAGTACGGCGTCTTGCACTTCCCGCAGCGAATCGGCCTCCCGGTACCATGAAAGCACCAAGGTTCACCACATCGCTTACAGGTCTTGATCTCCATACAACAAGTGTACACCTTTCCTGTTCACTGTCAAGTGTTCATTTTTAGTGTTCACTAATAGTAAACTGGATTGTATTTTTTCTGGGTGAGGAGAGAATGGCGTCTAAGACATCACATACCCCTCCCCATGGACAAGTTGCGCCGATCCCCCTCCGCTATGCAGTGCCGTACAAGTTGCCCCAACTCCAGCAAATCCACACAAAACAAAGCACCCCACAACAAAACCACACGCCCCCGCAAAACACAACACAGAGACAAAGATAAAGACAAAGGGGAATAAGACTAAGACTGGCGCCGCCCCACACCCATATAGTACATAGCAGTAACAGACAGCACGAATAGATTTACACAGGTATTATCGTTTAATGTCAGAATTAGCTTGACATGACGGTATTGATTGGACGATAGTAGGTACATCAGAGAGAGAGGTAACACAATGAAGACATTCAATACCATCTACTTGGCTACAGTTCTCTTGTTCGCGGCTTTCTGCCTTCAATCCAACCGCGCCGACGCCTACATGAGAACAGCGATTGAAACTCAGGCCCATCATGCGCCGCATGCACACATAGGTAGGCATAAGGTAACCGTATCAGTTCGCTAGTCAACCGTACATCACAGAGAAACACAGAGCTTAGGAGGCTCAACCAAATGACACAGGCACGCTACCTTTACAGCGAATTGGCGACAGCGGTATCAGCAAGGCTCAATTGTGAGCGCAACCACATCTTCACTACGACCGATGGGATTAAGTCTCACTGTGCCGATTGTGGTCAGATCCAAGAGCATCGCTCACACGTCCGCTCTGAATGGTTCGATATATGGTCAGATCACATCGACACTCTCATGGGGCAAATGCCGTCCGGCTCAGGGTTTGATTCCGGCACAAAGATCGATCTTGACGCGTCACACGCCGACAAACTGGTCTTCACCACATCCTTCCACCACATGAACGATAACGGCATGTATGACGGATGGACTGACCACACCATCACGGTCACACCATCCTTCAGCGGATTCAATATGCGCGTATCTGGCCGTAATCGCAACGATATAAAGGAATACATCGGCGATACGTTCCATGATGCTCTGAGCCAAACGGTTGAGATCACTGTTCGCAACACTGCCGACAAAGCGTAACGACTACGGCCAGCCTGAGCCGGAATCAGGCATCACAGAGCAGTACCAGAGGAGATTCCAATGACAGTCTCAGAAATGGCAGAACGGTTCAACGCTTACGACAAAGAAACCCACGCGTTCATCTTCGGCGAATGGCTCAATCTTTCGGTTGCGGACAGGGATTCACGGCAAGCTGAGATTGACACACGGCACGGCTATAAGCACGGCTGGATCATCGCCGATGGACTGTCATTCGACCGCTTCACAGCATTCCCTGGCTGCACATTCGCCAACGTTTGGGACTGAAAGGAAACCGCCATGACCATCATCCTCTTCATTCTTCGCTTGCTCTTCAGAGGGTGCATTACACCTCACATTGACCCGGTAGAGGCATGGCAGGCCGTTAGATGTCCGGTAAACGCTATCACAGAAGAAGTTCAGAAGATGGGCGATAGCTACTGGCAGGACTGATCAGTGCAATATCGCACCTCGAACCGGCGACGGAGATAGTCGCAGATGGAGAGTTTCACCATGGCAACCAGCACAGGCAAGGCCGCACGTCGCAGAATGGGAAACCGTTACGACTGCAAACGCAGCAACCGCCGCAGGAATCCAATCAAGATTGCACGCTGGAACGAGATGGAGAAAGAGCGCAAGCGCAAAGAGAAGCACAGCGCAAACGCCTGAGATTGACGGCCTAACCACTCACTAGCAGCATAACCAGCACAGAATGAGGACTTTTATGGACTCTTTGACGTATTCCAATCCAAGAATGACAGCAACGATTGAGAACTGGCCGAGCGGAAGCAAGCGCGTAACAGCACGGTTTGAGATCGAGCAGGGACCACGCGGAGAAAGAGCCGTCAGGACCACGACAGGCGAACCAAAGAAACTCACCTACGCCAGGCTGGCGCGGATCGTAGACGGCTCAGACGGACGCACCTACATTGCCGAGTTTACGATGTACGGACACATCAACATCATGCGCGGAGATATGAAGTTTTCCCAAGAAACCATCTTCGACCGCGATCCTCGCTTCGCTATGGCGCTGGAGGTGTTCGCATGAAAAGCCTACACATCGAAGGCCGCAGATGGTTCCAGCGCACGTTTGGGAACACCTACCACACCGTTCGGATCTTCATCGACGGCGAATGTGTCCACACTTCAGATCGTACCTACGGGTACGGCGATTGCTTTCTTCAGACCGCGCTCGATTGGCTCAAGGCTAACGGATTCGCGCCGAAAGACGCCAAGTATGGCACGCTCTACTTGCGCGAGACGCTGGGAGGAACCTACAGCACTATCGACGTTGGACGCCAGAAAGACCTCTAACCCACCTTAACGGCTATACCGGGTAGCCTATCAAATACCCGGTAAGAAAGGATTTACCGTGAAACGAATCACTCAAACAATCGCCGATAACTGGGAAATCATAATTCCCTTGTTTGCTGTCACCGTTTTCTTTCTTGGCGCATGGTCGCTGGTGGTGCCGGAATGAGAAAGTGGCGCATCTTCTACGCTTGCCTACGGATAGCGACATACGCGGTCGCGCTGAACGTTATCCCCCACATCTACGGAGTTCACTCCAGCGTTGGGCAGTGTTTTTCAGTTGCGCTAGTCATTGCCCTGATAGGTATCGTTCACGAAACCACACACGAAAGCGAGATCCAATGACACACCTTATCTCTTTCGCTCTCGGCTCATTCCTGACCGTCTTTTGGGTTTGGGTCATCTACATGTTTCGCCAGTCTAAAAGACGCGCCGAACATGAACGGGCGATCTTCGACGCCAAACAAGCGCAGCCAACGCTCGAAGAGTTCGTTTACCCGGAAAACTTGGAGATTCCTACGTTCCTGCGGGAAACTCCACACCACTTCAACGGAATCGACTACGACTGGAGACAGACCATAAAAGACCAGCAAGACTTGAAGCGAAAACCCGATTAACCGGCCTACAGCGCCCAGCCACGCTCTCCGTATACCTTGCTGGTAGGGTTGGACCTCCGAAACGTTCTACGAGCATCAACAAGTGCGACATTACACCGAAAGGAAACGAGAGAAATGGAAATCAAGAACATTTACGGCGCGGTGATTTTTACATCTGCCGCGCTCACCATCAAAGACGCTGTACTTGAGGCGATAGCTAAGAAGTCCGACCTGCGCGGTGCCAACCTGAGCAGTGCCGACCTGCGCAGTGCCTACCTGAGCGGTGCCGACCTGCGCGGTGCCAACCTGCGCAGTGCCTACCTGAGCAGTGCCTACCTGAGCAGTGCCAACCTGAGCGGTGCCGACCTGAGCAGTGCCTACCTGCGCGGTGCCAACCTGAGCGGTGCCGACCTGAGCAGTGCCGACCTGAGCAGTGCCTACCTGAGCAGTGCCAACCTGCGCGGTGCCGACCTGCGCGGTGCCTACCTGAGCAGTGCCAACCTGAGCAGTGCCGACCTGAGCGGTGCCGACCTGAGCAGTGCCGACCTGAGCAGTGCCAACCTGCGCGGTGCCGACCTGCGCGGTGCCAACCTGAGCGGTGCCGACCTGCGCAGTGCCTACCTGAGCAGTGCCAACCTGCGCAGTGCCAACCTGAGCGGTGCCGACCTGAGCAGTGCCTACCTGAGCAGTGCCAACCTGAGCAGTGCCGACCTGAGCGGTGCCGACCTGAGCAGTGCCGACCTGAGCAGTGCCTACCTGCGCGGTGCCAAAAATTCCGAGAAAGCACTCGCCGCTATTCAATTCATCCCTGAGACTGGACCATTTGAGGCGTGGAAGATTTGCCTTGAAGGGGTTTTGGTACATCTCCTGATACCCGCAGATGCCAAACGCAGCCACGGGGAAGGGCGCAAGTGCCGCGCCTCTCATGTTGTTGTTTTGGAAGTCATCGGCGCAGACGAGGGACGAAGCTCTCACGGTAATGCTACCTACCGCACGGGAGAGACGGTCACAGCCGACTCATGGGACGAAGATCGCTGGAACGTTTGCTCCCACGGTATCCACTTTTTCTTGACCAAAATCGAAGCGGAAAACTACGAACTTTAGAAAGGAAACAATGACCGACAAGCGAAGCGACTACACCGTGCCAGAGGTAGCAAAGGAGTTCTCCTGCTCTCCTGGCACGGTCAAGAATTGGATAAAAACAGGACGAATTAAAGCCTATCGACTCGGCGGAGAAAACGGTCGAGATTACCGCGTCCCGTGGGCTGAAGTTGATCGGCTGAAATCGGATTGGAAAGTTTCTCCCGAACAAGCATTATGAGGGGGTAAACGCAAGTTTTTGGTGCAACATCACACTACGAAAGAGGACACCAATGGCCGTTGAATTTGATGTAAAGGGAAGCAGGACAAGCGAATACAGGTTCCTGCCTGAACAGCTTGACGTACAGCCGGAGATGAACGGAAGGCACGACCTACCCGATATTCAGTGGATCGTCGATTCGATCATCAAGCATGGGCAACTTCAGCCCGTCACCATTCGCCGCACCGCTGGTCAGCCGGTCCTAGTGGCTGGGTTCTCCCGCTGGCGTGCCGTGAGCAAGATCAACAAAGACAAGCTCCTTCCCAAGTTGCTTGAGTTGCGCTGCTCCTACACTCAACTGACAGAGAAGCAGGCGTTTCTCGCCAACATCGAAGAGAACCGAGTCAGGAATGCCACAACGCCGATGGATGACGCCTACAACCTCCAGCGGCTCATCAACGTGTACCAGATGACCGTCGAAGAAGCAGCCGACTCCTACCGCGCATCCGTCGCATGGGTCAAAGGCCGTCTTGCGCTCATCGAAGCCACGCCTGAAGTGGAAGCGCAGATCCGCGCCGGAAAGATCAAGGGACCGGCAGCTAAGGCCGTGGCGAAGCTCTCCAAAGAGCATCAGACCAACCTCGCCAAAGTTGCAGCCGAGAAAGGCAAGATCACCCCTGCCGACATTCAGAAGGAAACCGGCAAGACTGCAAAGCAACCCGCCGCGCCATCGTCAAGCGTTCTCGACTTGGCTGACAAGCTGGCCCGCATGGTCGTCGATGAAGACCAGTCGATTGACAAGGTGATTGCAGCAGCCAGATCGTACCTGAAAGCGAGGGGTTTATGACTATTTGGTACGAAGTACAAAAATGGTCCAACGAGATCAACCAAGAAGAGTTTGTTCGGGATACCGAATCTTTTCTCTTCAAGCCGAGCGGTAGGAGAGAAAAGAAGTCTTCCGAATACTCTCGGTGGTTTCCATCGCTCTATGAAGCAAAACTGGCACTTAGAACCAGACTAACGAATAAAATCGAGCGCTGCAAGAAAGAGATCGACGAATCAGAGTACGCTCTTCGGTTGCTCGGTTACTGATTTTCACATCCCACCGTAACCCATCCGCAATGGCCTCTCAGGAATGAAAGGTTCTAGACCGTCGGATGCCTGCCAATAATCCTCGTAGTTGATGTTCCCGCCAAAAACACCTCGACCCCCGGAGGCAAAACCGAGGGTCGAGAGTACCACGAGAGGAAATATCGGGGGATGATCCCAAGGCTACAACTGCCAAGAAGGAGCCACGAAACCATCGAGGGTAGGAGCACCCCCACATTGATATGTTGACACAAAACCCAAATCCGTGCAAGCCTATAGATGCCAAGAGGTCGAGTACGAAACACACTCTTCACAATCCGGCGATTCTTAGATCGCACTTTCGCGTCTTGGCTCTTTCTTGCAGCATCCCATCTAAATCTCTTTTTCAAAGGCTTTGCCTTCCCGCATCGGCGAGAGCTGTACCGGCTCGAATCGGAACGGGGTCGTTTTGGGGGCATACCTGTCGGGCGACCGGCACCCAGGTGAACAGGCGCAAAATTGATACCGGAAAAATCTCAGGAGAACGTCTAACGTCTCTTTGGACTCCGGGAACCACCGGGACGGAATCCATCAAGGTTCCAGAGGTAAGTGTTGGCGTAATGCGGTCTATAGGGCTCTAACTGAGTTGTGGACCCAATACGAGGTCCAGCCGCAAAAAGCAAAACTGGATGGGGTACTGGAAAAAGGAAAAGCGCCACTAAAACGGGAGAACTATACCCAAAAACGGATTACCAAAGAACGTCGAGGATGAGATGAGATTTTCAGATCGGACACTAACCACACCTGAAGAGAGGATTGAAAGAGCCGTCGAGAGAATGAACTCTCACCTTAGCCGAGGTTTCTTGAACTCGGATCAAAAGAGGCACCTTGAGACCTGGACAATGGAAGCCGCTCATGCGGTTTTCGAGATGCACCCGGAACTCCGAGAAGAAGGCTCTCTTCCTCGCTACTTCGTCGCCAAAGCTGGACGGAAGAACGGACTCCGAGGAAAAGAATTGACCGCATTCGTCGAAGATCAATACCAGCGTGGTACGTGGTGGAGATTGGTTCCAGAAGCTGTACTCAAAGGCGAACCGAAGATTTCCACAACAAAATGCAAATAACCCTTGACACGCAATCCGTATCATAGTAGCATTTGTCAAGAGAGGAAATAAGGCAAATGGCAAACATCTACGTTTTGATTCATCGGGTCAGCGAGAAGTATCCGTGGCGTGCAGATGGAGTCTACATCGAAAAGCGCATAGCCGAGAACGCCAAGGAGATTGCAGAGTCTCAGGACTCGGAACCAAAGAACGAGCACCGCATCATCGAAGGTCAGTTTCTCCAGACGGAGACGATGGCAGAAGCTGACAAGAGACTCGGCGAGTTCTAACAAGATTCCCTACCGTGCAGAACACCGCCACCGAAGATGCGCCCGTACATGGATGCGATGAGCACGATAAACGGGCAACGGTATGGAATGTGAGCGGGGATGGGCACCTTGGACGGCGTACTATCCCCGCCGCGCAACACTTCAAAGGAAAAGAGGAACCATGTCAGAAGCACTCGCAACACGCGGTCCACTGTCTACCAACATCGAACAAGTGTTGATCGGCGGCGACTTGGCGAAACTCACCCCAGACGACAGGCTCAACTACTACAACCACCTGTGCCAGTCTCTCGGCTTGAACCCGCTCACTCAACCCTTCCAATACATCGTCTTGAACAGCAATCTCCAGCTTTACGCGAAGAAGGACTGCACAGAACAACTTCGCAAAATCCACGGAGTATCTATCACGAGCGTCGACCCGAAGCAGATAGGGGATTTGCTTGTGGTGGTTGCTTCGGCCTCAGACCGCGACGGACGGGTGGATTCATCGACTGGCGCTGTCAACCTGAGCGGCCTCAAGGGTGAGAACCTTGCCAATGCCATGATGAAGGCTGAGACGAAGGCCAAGCGCCGGGTAACGCTTTCGCTCTGCGGCCTTGGAATGCTCGACGAGACAGAAGTGGACACTCTCCGGCAGCAAGGAGTGGCATCAGAGCCACAGGGGAACAACTGGCAAGCGCCAAACCCTTCTACTCCTGCTGCTGGTGTGGCGAACAGCACTCAGGCGGTCCAGAGAGATGCCGAACCTAGTGCAATATCGCACGACCAGGGCGAACCCGATATACGGCCCCGCAGCCAGAAACAGGCCCAGACCATCGACCGAACCGCAGAAGCCTCACCATTCTCCCCACAGGCTCAGAAATCGGCACCGCAGGGGCAGGTCATGGGCGGCGAACCAGCGATCACCGAGAAGCAGCGCAAGATGCTGTTCGCTATCAGCCGCTCGGCGAATTTGAGCGATCAGGACGTGAAGGACACTTTGGCAGGAATCGGCTTGACCTGCCACCGTGACGACATACCGAAGGGCCGATTTCAAGACGTTCTGGATGCCGTCGATCCCAACTTCAAATTCCACACACGGAAGGACTGACCATCATGGAATGGACCGCAGTCGAATCATCGCAGATCGCCGAAGTTGGGTTTGAGACACCCAACACTCTCGGAGTTAAGTTTCTCCCCAACAAGAAGCAGAAGGAAGCCGGTCAGCCGGGAAGCGAGTACCACTACGCCAACGTGGACTATGACCTTTTTAACGCTCTGATTGCGGCAGTCAGTCACGGACAGTTCTTCGGCGAGAATATCAAGAAGCACCCCGAACTCTACCCCTACACCAAGATCGAACCGGAGGTCTAGGCTATGAAATTCTTCGGAGTGAACGACAAGAATCATCAACTACTCGCCGTGGGTTATGAGGATGGGGTTCTTGGCGTTCGCTTCAGGAAGGGGAATGGCGAACACCGGGGCGTACCGGAGAACGTCTTCGAGTCACTGAAGCGTGTTCCATTCGCCTACAGTTATTACACAAAAGTCGTGAAGGGAAAGTACCCTTACACGCGCATTGAAGACCCACCGGAGGAAGTAAATGGATCACGAGGGAGCAACATACAAGACGTTGCGGGACGAGATAGCAATAGCGGCGATGAACGCCTTCATGTCAACGGTCCCATATCCGCCGAGAAAAGTGAAATCTATCAGCGTGGCGAAGATGTGTGTGGATTGCTACAAAGTAGCCGACGCGATGCTCCTAGCAAGGGGGCAGTGATGGAGTTCTTTAGGGAAGAAGACGGCCTTACCTTCGTTGAAGAGGGCCATCGGTACACACTCAACGGCCAGCGCCTCATCTCTCTGACGCAGATACTCGACGCAAGCGGTTTGGTCGATTACTCGATGGTGCAACCGGACGTTCTGGCGGCGAAGGGCGTTTTCGGAACCAAAGTCCACGAGTACACCAAATGGCACGACCAGAACGAACTTGACCCGGAAGACTTGGACCAGTTGAAGAAGCATCCGAAGTACGGTCCACGGATCACAGGGTGGCTTCAATTTTTAGAAGACTTTCACTTTACCCCGGACTTGAACTGGTGCGAGGTGCCGTGCGCCGTCAAGCTGAACGGAATGCTTTACGCCATGACCATCGACCGATTCGGCGTGATGGGAACCAAAGAGGACGTGGTGGCCGGTAAAGGAATCCCGGCAGTCGTAGAGATCAAGACGTGCTGCGATCACATGCCAAGCCACCAAATCCAGACGGCAGGGCAAGCGGTTGTCTTCCGGGGAGACGGTTCGGTTCCACTGAAGCGTTACGGAGTCTACTTGCTCGACAAGCCAAACGCATCAGGCCGCTACTACCGCTGTGAAGAGCACACCGACAGACTCGACGAAAAGGTGTTTGTCGCGGCTCTCATGCTCACACAATATCGAATCAACAACAAGCTCTTGAAAGGATAATCATGGCCACCGCACTGACCGTCATCGAACAAGCTACCGCTCTACAGACCGACATAAAGGCGAGTCTTGAGCAATTGTTCGCCGCTATCCCTGAACTGACCTGCCAACGTGCTATCTGTGATGCTCTGGTAGCTCAAGCCAAGGAAATCACCGTCAAGTTCAACGACCCCGAAGACGTTGCCTACCGCAACGCCGACGAGTCCTGCAAACTTCTTCGGGATACCGTCGATGAGATCAAGGCCGTCATCGACCCCGTGGTAGAAGCATTCAATAAGGCGCACAAGGCAGCTACCGGACTCAGGACTCAGTACACCGGAGACGCAGAGAACGAGCGCAAGCGCCTCAACGGGGAGCGGAGTGCGTGGTATCAGGAGCAGGAGCGTCTACGCCGTGCAGCCACCCTAGCGGCTCAGGAAACGGCACGTCTCGCCGAACAAGCAAGACTCCTCGAAGAGTCACGCCAACTCGAAGAGCAGGGCGACAAGCAAGCCGCTGCCCAGGTGCTCGAAGAGGCGTTGGTGGTCGAGGCTCCCGCCGTGGTACTTCCGTCATTCGTCCCGCCGATTCAGGGAACATCTTTCCGGTCGGTCTGGAAGTGGGAATTGGTGGACTGGACGAAACTGAAGCATGAGTTTATCAAGGTCAACGAGATCGGCATCAATGCCACCGTTCGCGGTAACAAGATGGCGGCGGCGACAATCTGCGGCGAAGGATCAATCCGGGTCTGGGAAGATAAGACTCCAATCGACAAGAGGTAGTCAGTGGAACTCAGGCCATATCAAATCGACTGCCTCGACCGAAGCCTAGAAAGCTATCGGAACGGCATCAACCGGCAACTTGCCGTGCTTGCCACAGGGCTAGGAAAGACGGCAATCGCATCGTCCCTGCACTCTCATCATGGGATGGGGAGAAAGTGTCTGTTCCTCGTTCACATGGAAACGCTGGCAGTGCAGGCGGCGAATGCGATGCTGAAGTGGAACCCCACTCTCCGTACCGGGGTAGAGATGGCCGGGAGCTATGTGGACTTCGACGGATTGTACCCGCCTACGTTCATCGTGGCTTCCGTGCCGACTCTAGGCCGCAAGGGTTCAGACCGCATCAAGCGATTCGACCCAGCCGACTACGACTGCATCATCCAAGATGAAGCACATATCGGCATGGCTGACTCTTTCAAGCGAGTCTATGACCACTTCGGCCTATTGACCCCCAACCCTGACGGACCTTTGTTTCTCGGCATCACCGCTACGCCGAACCGTTCTGACGGAAAAGGGCTTCGGGAACTATTCGACATGATCGTATTCGACATGGGCATCCAGAAGGGAATAGCCGATGGATGGCTCTGTGACCTGATCGGATACCGGGTCAACGGAAAGGCGAAACTGGACGGGATCAAGACGCGGGCTGGAGACTTCGCACAAGATGAACTTTCCGACGAAGTGAACACCCCGGAGCGGAACGGGATCATCGTCAAGGAGTGGTACAAGGTGGCATACGGCAAGAGGACGCTGGCATTCACGGTGGACGTGCAGCACGCCCTCGACCTTGCGGCAGCGTTCACGGCCCACGGAGAGCCCGCAGAAGCAGTCTGGGGAGACGACCCCGACCGGCACGAGAAGATTCGCAGACACAAGACGGGCGAGTTCAACGTTCTCTGCAACTGCAACGTTCTCGCCATCGGCTACGATGACCCGAAAATCGGCTGCATCATCTCAGCGGCTCCCACCAAGTCTGAGTTGCGCTATGTCCAGCAGATAGGACGTGGAACAAGGATCGCCGAAGGAAAGGAATCTTGCATCATTCTCGATGTGGTGGATAACTCGTCAAAGCACAAGTTGACCACCATCTCGACCCTGCTCGGTTTCCCGAAAGACCTTGACCTTAAGGGCGAGAAGTATTCTGTAGCGAAGAAGCAACTGGACCGAATCGCCTCCGAGTACCCCACGGCAAACATTCAGGACATAAAGCGGCTCGACGATCTGAAGTCCATCGCCGAGAACTTCAAACTCTTCACCGTCAGTTACCCGCCAGAGATCAGCAAGCTATCCGAGTTGGCGTGGCGCAAGAGCACGGAAGGATACATCCTGGCTGTGAACCGTGACCTAGTAACCGTGGCACAGGACTTGAGAGGTGATTGGATAGTGAGGGGACGAATTGGCGATAAGCAAGCCGAGATCAGCGCACAAAACCTACCGGGAGCGTTCAATGCCGCCGATAAGTTCATCCTCGACTCAGGGGGAGTGAAGGGCTATCTGGTGCGGGATGCCAGATGGAAGCAGGACTCACCTACGCCTGCCCAGTTGGGAATGTGCCGCCACCTGAAAATCACAGTGCCACAGGGCTGCACTAAGGGCCAAGTGTCTAACGCAATCGACCAAGCAATGATGAAACGGAGGATGCAGGCATGAAAAATGAAACGAGGAAGTTCGATTACACCAAAGCGAAGTGTCAGGTGTGGCCGCAAGACGTAAACGGCTGCGATCTACCGACACAGAAAGACCCTGTAACCGGGTTGCCGTTTTGCCGGGAGTGTTGGGATGGTAGCCATAAGAGGGGGGGGTGCAAGTCTCCGGGTTGCCTCTGTGGCTGCTACAACGGAAACAGCAAGGGCCTCAGCTACGCACACCCTCCAGTCAAGGGGTGCGAGGAGAATCAAAACCTGCCAGATGTAGGGTCGTTTAGCCTGTGACAGCATCGGAGATCGCTCATCAACTGCACGGAAAGAAGTCCGGTAGACACTGGCAGTGTCGTTGCCCTACCGGACTTCACTCGCACGCAGACCGTAACCGAAGCCTGAGTATCGGCGAATCGGAAGACGGCTGGGTGGTGATGAAATGTTTTGCAGGGTGCAGTCGAGACGAGATACTTTCGGCGATGGGGTTGCGGGTACGTGACCTTGCCCTGAACGGATTCAATCGTAACCCGGATTGGGAGAAGAGAAAGCGGGATACGGATAAGTTGGAGCGGCAGGAACACCGTCACGGGCTGGCAATCATGGCTCAGGCGGTGCTACCGAAAGAGCGGCGATACTGGGCCAAGGTTGAGGAAAATATCGCTGTTGAAATCCAGCAACTGAGGAGTAGGCTATTTCCAGATGAATCCGCAAACATCCTCCGCAACGAAACAGCACAACATCTGATCGCCGAGTACGGTGACGATCTTTGGGAGTGTATTCCATGAACTCTAGTGCAATATCGCATCAAACCATCCATACGCCCGATTGGCTGGCGTTACGCTTAATGGCACCCGAACCCGCATCGGCCCGTCTAGGGCAAATCCTGAAGGCTCTGGACAGCATTGAGGAGCAAGCCTTCGCAGTACGCGGTGAGGCGATGCTGTTGGTCGAGGAGCGCAACCTGTTCCGGTTCGTTCTCGACGAAGAGGTGGGCGACTTCTATATGTCATTCGACAAGTGGCTCAAAGACACGCTGCCGCGCTCATGGGGATACTGCCGCGACGCTCTCCGGGTACGCAAGGAACTGAAAGACGTTCCTTATTCCGATCTAGTCCACATGAAACGCTGCAACCTTGAGCAGTTGAAGAAAGTCTCATCCTCAGTCCGCATCCTTCCCGAAGTAGTTCAAGCTGCAAAATCGATGCCGGAGAAGGCGTTCGTCGAAGAGATGAACCGGCGCGGCCAGCACCTAGAAGTGAAGCAGCCGATTGCAATGGCAACAATTCCAGACCTCGAAGAACGCAAAGCTGCAATCGAGATGGCGATGGTTTGCGAAGAGTGCTCAACCGAGTCTGAGGCTGAAAAAGCGATCTATGTCAGTTACATTCAGGACCACGCTTCTCTATACGAGCACAAGCGGGAAGGTGCCGCATGATCGACAAGCAACCAGGAGTCTGGATATATTCCGATGGAAGAGAGGTTATCCAGAAAACTCCCGCCGGACGTGTGATCCTAGAGATTCGTTGGGAGGTGGCATGGCGAGAGTCTAAAGGCGTATGTTGCCTATGTGAACAGACCGTAAGACGCTACGACGCCACATTGGAGCACAAGACAGCAAAGGGTTCTGGAGGAGGAAAGCACGACGACCGTCAAGAGAACCTTGGAATCTCTCATCGAAACGGAAACGTGGCGAAGGGATCAATGAGCCTGGATCAGTATTTGAAGATTCCTCTCGATGTTAGAATTAGAAACTGTTCCTAACAAATACTTGCATTGAGACACGAAATGCGTTATGGTGGTGAGTATGGCGAAGAAGAAGTGTAAGCCCTGTGGTAAGACATTCGACTCGAACACGACTTGGCAGAAGTTCTGCTCCAATGCGTGCCGCCAGAGGAACAAGCGCAAGAAGGCAAAAGGGAAGTAGGAGGCGATATGGAGATTCAGAGATGGCGATTGGCTCTAGCTGAGAGGAATGAAGCAACTCATAACGGTATGATCTGTGATAAACGAGGCGCTTATGTTGCATTCGCGGATCATTTTGTGGAGATGCATCGGGCGCGGAAAGTAGTGAAGGCACTGCTTGACCATGTAACCACGGGCGATGATCCTGCTATTCCTACCAGATGCCCTGAGTGCGATGCGGCACGCACCTTTCTGGAGGGAAAATGAGCTTACCGGAAGACCTGAAGACGATGTACGGCGGCACATACTTATCCCGTTATTCTCACTCTACCGTGCGTGCACTCATCGAGCGCATAGGACGCGTGGAGTCCGAGCGAGATAAGGCGAGTGAATCCTACGTTTCACTCACAGATGAACTTTGGGAAGTGTTCGGCGCGGAAGACCGCAGAGACTACGCTCAACAAGCGCGGGAACTTATGGCCGAGAACTCCCAGCTTGCCAACACGCTTGAGATCGAGCGCGATAATGGGCGCAACCTATTACTGCAACGGGATGAGCTCAAGGCTGAGCGAGACGCCCTGAAAGAACAGCAAGACGACTACCAAGGGCGTCTATGGTGTGCTCTCGGACAGCCTGTCAATGTTGATTTTATAGAGGCTGTAAAAGAGCTGAAGGACGAGAACGCATCTCTCAAGGCACAGGTGGAGCGGCTGAGTGCGCCGGTGAGCTATGAAGATGGAAAACGTATGCACGACTATTATCTTGACAACGACAATTTCGCAGACGAATCAACTTGCGAGGGGGACTTTGGTTTGACAGTAGAACGTTTCATCGCAGCACGCGCAGGGGGTGAGTAGCATGGAAGTTACGCGCAGAAACTTTACCATTCCCGAAGTCTTCGCGAGGCTGAGAACTGTGTGTGCAAGACTGGGAGAGTTTGACGCGGCCAAGGCTGAGGGGTGCATTTCTGCTATTGAATTTAAATTGGCGGATGCGAACGAGAAGCTTGCGGAGATGACTAAGGATCGCGACCTTTGGCGCGACGATCATGGCGATGATTGCCCGTACAAGGATGAAATTGTGGAGGCGCGTAGAGTGGCGCAGTGGACGCCGATCACGCCTGAGAATCTTCCCAGTAAAGGTCAAATCTTTCTTGGAATAAATGGAGATGTGGCTATTGTTCTTTTCGACTGGGAGCACATGTATCAAGTTGGCTGGTTCATCGCCTCCCCACCAGCGCAGGACAGCGAGGTAAAGCCGTGACCTGGACTAGGCGCTATTGGCAGTGGAGAGCATTCTGGTGGGGATTCTTCCACTTTAACGCAACTCAAGAGCAGCATGAACAGCGAGCTTGTTGGGCGATGAAACAGGAACTGAAGCAACAGGAGGAACGATGGAAATAACAGATTCGCCAAGCTACTCAAAGGCAGAGCATTCGCTCAGGATGTCAGATCGGTACTCTGTCAAAGCATCGTGCGACAACTGCGGTCACAAAGGAACCATTACCGTTCCTAAAGGAACGCGCATTGCAGGGGCGCATACGTGTCCTGAGTGTGGCTGCACCGAGTTTCGACCGGATTGGAAGTTGAGCTAGGAGTAACGATGGAACTGACAGATGATTTGGTGGACGTTGCCATAGATGCATTCAAAATGGCTGAGCCAACGTTGAATAAAACTCAGCGCATGTTGGTGGCTGTGGAGGCTGTTCTTCATTCTCTTCCGCAGCCCGTCCATCCTGCCGCGCTAACGGATGAGCAAAGGTTCAAGGTTGCAGATATTTTCAGGCAGTACAGAGACAAGGTAAATATCAGCCCTACCAGCGCACTGGATGAAGCAATCAAGGCTCTTGAGGCCGTGCTCTCCCGCCGCACCGCGCAGCCAGCATAGCCGAGTCCTGCGCCGATCGGGGATGTGATTGAGAGGATGCTTGTGGCTGGTGAGGGATGCGTATGCCATACGTGCCGTGATCGCATGAAGAACGTCTACAAGGTAGCAACCGCAAGAATGCACACGACAGACGCTGTGGAGAAGGCGATTCTCGAAGAGGACGGATACTTGCTAAGTTATAAAGATTCGAATGCTGTAGCTATTTCAGTTTGTGCTCGTCTTGATCGTCTCGCTGCGCCGAGCAAGACGCCGGAGGAGCGCGTGAAGGTGGAGGCGGGGGCGGGCGGATACTTCTCTGTCTACAAGATCGACGGAAGAATTGCTACTGACGAGGAAGTGTTGGCAGGACTCCGCGCCGCGCTGGGGGCCACTGATGGCACACATCTGTAAAGAGTGCGGGGAGCCTGTCGGTTTAGGAACGGTGGACGGAGAAATTGGCCCATCGTACAGCGAACTGCTTGTTCGGAATCAGATACTGATGAATGCGATAGCCAGCCGTTATGTGGTTACCCATTCTCCTGCCGATCTGGTGTCCGATATTGCACAGATCGATGCCACTCTCAAGCAGTCAGAACAGTAATCACAAGGAGGAGACGTGAGAGAGATTTTAGGTAAATTGCTTTGTCGCATCGGATGGCACAAGTGGAAGTATATTGGATCATCGCTGTTCTTGGAACGTGCATATATGTGTGTTCGTCCATACTGCCGGGTGTGCAAGCAAGACACGTATTCAGGAACGATACTTTTCCAGCGCGAAGAACACCTTGAGGGCGACAAGTGACCCCGGACCATTACGCCCTTGGATTGATAGCAATCGCTCTGGTGGGCTTCTCGCTGGCGCAGTACATCGATTGGAGACGTAAGTGAGCAAGATTGTATTCACCGTACTTGGGACACCGCGACCGCAGGGAAGCATGAGAGCGTTCATTGACAAGGCAGGTCACGCGAACATGACCAGCGACAACCCGAAGATGAAGCCTTGGCGTCAACAAATCGGATGGACGGCTCTATCTGCTCGTACTAACGCTGGATTATACGAACCGTTTGCGAAAGGAGTGGCTTTGACGATAACTTGCCGGTTCTTCCTTGCGCGTCCCAAAAGCGCCCCGATGCTGCGAGTCTATCCGACCGTTAAGCCGGATACAGACAAGCTACTGCGGGCAGTAGGAGACGCCCTGAAAGGAGTTCTGTACGTCGATGACGCGCAGGTGGTTTCATGGCGCGGTCACAAAAGGTACAACGTTTTGGAACGCGCAGAGATTGAAGTCGAGGTGCTTCTATGAGATACACCTACCGTCAGACAGTCGAGCGCCGGATCGAGGCGAACGATGCCGCTCGTGAGCGTGCGCGAGTACGGGAAGAGTCCAAGCATAAGCCAGTGTGTTCATGCCCGCGCACAATGCGGATTGACGGCATAGACTACGAGTGCGTGTCACCGATGGGAGCAGGATGCCAGATTCACGGCGAGGAGCGCGAATCGAAGCACGTTTCCGTCGTGATCGGTGCGCGTCGGGTTGCGGGGCGAGTGAGCGGGAATCATCGCAGTTCAGAGCAGTGAGAAATAGAGCGGGATTTCTAGTGCCGAGAGAACAGGTTCACGGCTAGTGATACCAGCGCGGCTCCAAGGAAGCAGAGCGTAATCATCAGGTTCTGGCGATCCTTGACAGCCTCAAGAGCGATCCGAACCGCTTCCCGGTGGGCCTGATTGTCGCGATCGATCAAGGCGGTCAGGTGCAGTCGAAGGTTTTCAGGCGTCCATCGTGTGCGTTTTGACATGACCGGCCCCTCCTACGCTCCCTGCGTGTAGCTTGCCTTGCCGTCCTTGAAATGCGCGGTCATCACCTGTCGGCGCATTCGTGGATCAAAGCTGATATGCACCCAGTTTCCTTCCTGGATTAGCTGATCGAACTGGATCGAACTGGCCTCGATCTTCCTGACGATCTCCAGTGGGGTGCCGAACGCAGGACAAACGAAGTCAGCGGCATATCCGGTACGATGCGCGGACGTAGGCACCCCGCCAACCGATTTGTTGAGCGCCTGGCACCTGTACCCGCTGTCAATGTGAATTGGGTGGCCGAGGATGGAACGGACAAGCTCAAGACCAAGAGACAGGTGCTGAAGCGCGGGGATAATCTCTTCCGGAGAGGTGTTGTCAATTCCTAGGCGCACTGCCGTGCTGCTGAATGTAAGTTCTTCGAGCGTGAAGTGTTCTGTGAGATTCATGATCGCCTCTACGTTGCCTTATCAACCCCAAGAATCTTGGCTACCACTGCGCAAATGGGAGAGAGTATTCGCTGCCACCATGTCATAGTTGCCTCGCAAAAAATGGGCCGCTCTTTGCCAGGACGGCCCCAAGTTGCTTTGGTTCATCCCGCTCTTGAGGCGGGAAGCTAGTTTGCGCGGTTCCCCATTTGTTACGGCCTGCGATCTGGCTTTCGCCTTACCTTTCGGCAGGGTTAATCGTAGTTTCCGCACAAAGTCGTTTACTTCCCAAAGATGAAACTAAGGCCGGTCGAGATTGCCGCGCCGTTGTTAGATCCATAGCGGAAGTATTGCGCATTGAGACTCTGCCATGTAAGCGCCGAAGTGAGCGCGTACTTGACACCGCCACCGGCCATGAATGAGATGTGCGATCCGCCGCTCGACGGGACGCCGTTGCCGACCGCTCCGTTAAAGTAGACGCCGAAGTTGCCGGCCGGGACATTGGTCTTCTTGAGCAGCGCAGTGAGGTCCGGCTCGAACTGAAGCCCACCCGCGTAGATTGACAGCCCTGGAGTAGGAGCCAAGAGTTCATGGCCTTGCAGGTAGAGCCGATTCAACTTGGACTTGCCAAAATCGGCGAAGTCGTAGCTCTCCGTTACATGCGTGCCGACAGACCACTCACCCGCGTAGCGCACGGCGACAGCTTCCGATGAGGCCGTAAATCCGTTTGATGTGCTTGTGGTCTGTGCCTGGACGGCACCCGGAGCGGCCATCCAAGCGAGGATCATGAACAAGATCATGCCCACCTTAGTAGGAAGCGTCGGCGAGTTGATCCCGATGTGCTTGTCCTTGGCGATGGCTCCGGCCAGTGCGACCGCAACGCCAGCCGCCGAGAGCAGCGTATTGGCAACGTTGTAGCCGTGCCACACAAGCGTTGTGGGGATCAGGTTGTACACAGCAGCCACCACGCCCGCAAAGCCCAGCAGGATGCCCAGCGCGGTGGTAATGTAGTTCTTGAAAACACGCTCGATGAGCGATGCGATGATGTTCATTGCGATCTTCTCCTTTGCCCACTTGATGAGTCCCATGTTACGCCTCTTCGGTGTTCTTCTCGAACGTGACTTTGATGTTCTTCACGTCGCTCAACTTGACCGTCTGGAAATAGTTGAGCAGGTTCTCGCGCTCCGGCAAGAGGTTTGCGGTGTAGCAATTGACGGGGGGTTCAACCGGTTTCTGGCCGATTGGTCTTGGGTCTTTTACAGCCATGGATCACTCCTTTGCGAGTTGCGGTGATTTCTCCATACGAACAGTATAGACCTTGTCCGATTGTTTGGATTGGAAGATTGAAGGAACTTTCAAGTCTCCCACATGAAACGAATACGCTATGCCGGGGATCGCCATAAGAGCGACAGCTATGGTCAAGCAGGCTAAAAGAATCATTGTGTACTTGTGGCGGGCATCAGCAGCCCCACGCGCAGCGGCCATATCCTCACGAATCGTCCGCACGTCTGCCACGAGTCCAGGCTCGCCGTTTCCTTCGAGTATCTTCATGACGGCCTTCATACGCAGTTCACACTCAACTGGTGCTACAAATTGTTGTGCGCCCATTCGCCTCTCCCGCACTCTCTTAATTGCATGTAGTACAATTTGGCCATGTTCCCGCCGTGCATGTTCCGAGCGTTGTTGTAGTCTTCCAGCACACGCCTGCTCCTACGGTTGGCGTACCGCTAATCAAAGGATGAGATGTTAGCAGTTGAGTGTCAGCAATCTTACCGTTAGTATCACCCAGAGGGATACCTGCCCATGTTCCCGGCGTGCCCGACCCCGTGTTCACCCACGCGGCAACACCGTTAGCGGTCGCCCCAGAGTTCTGCTCCATATCTCCTTGTGACCATGCCAGCGTGGTGGGTGCTGATGCGCTCTTGGTTGGCATCTGAATCTCTGGTCCTAGCACGGGAGCGGAGAAAGAAAGCAGTGTAGGGGTTGAATAACTTGAAGACAAATCAGTGGTTAAATACACAAAAGACACTAACACTGTAGAACCCGGTTCAGATCCTACATTAATATAGGACACCAGCTTAACTTCTGATCCTATCTGGACATATTGCCCTCCTCTCTCATTGAGTCCAATGGGATGAGGGCAGGTGATCCAATTCTGTCCAGCAACCCCGGTACACATATCTGCTCCGCCGTCCAAAATTCCGGTGGTTCCAGATTGATAAACAGGGTAGATTGCGTATCTCTTTCCGTTGGAACCTACCCAATAAGATGGTGGAAGGAGAATCTGACCAGAGTCGAACGTAGTACCGTTAGGAGCGTCAGAAAAATTCGTCTCGTTATATCGATTGGTGACGATATTGGACGTGTTGGTTATTTCTCCCTGATCGTCAATTTGCAATCCGTAATGCTTATAGGTGGGTGCTTTGATGATAGGCACCAAAACAGCAGTACGCGCCCCGTTAGCGATAACATGAAAAACCGTTTCCGGGGTGGGGCCTCCGAAGACCTTTAGCTCCGATCCTTGATATTGAAAATAACGTGCTGGCACATCCCAGTCCGGTAAGGTCAATCCGCCCGTGGATGGCATGTTGGCTATTTGCGTACCGTTAGCACCGGTTATATTGAGTCCTCCTGGAACATTCAGTGTAGATTGTGCATCAGGATACAGATACAAACCGGCATCACCCGCAGATATGTCTATTCCGAGAGGGGTCTTTATATCTACATGACCTTGAACTCCTCCGCTAGGTGACGCACCAATCGTAATTCCCGTGTCGGCAAGACTTTGATTATGTGACAGTATATCAATCCCGTCTGAATTTTGTTCGATAACAGTTTCACTTCCTTGTGGATCTTCTTTTATATCGGAATAAAAACTAGTTCCATGTAGACTGAAATATCCCGCGTATGCAGTGTTCTCCTGTGAGTCGAAAGAACCTCCGATACTAATTCCTGAAGCTGTTATTTGTTCAATATCTATAAGTAATATTCCTCCGGTTCCTGATAGTGATCCGGTGCACGATGTCCACCCCTCATTGATTACTATTTGATTGGTCGTGTGAGATAAAACTGAGACGTATCCCGAGTTGGTGAAACAACCTTCTTCAGGTGAGTTCCTCCATCCTGACGCTATTAAGATTCCTCCGCCGATTGAGTCATTCAATGGATAAATGGTAGTAATGGTGCACGTGTCTCCATCGCAACTGAACGTATTATCGTCGTAATAGGATGATTGTCCAAAGTTGTAAGTCGCTCCATCTCGGTCCCACACAGCATCCGAAGAAATGCAGGTTCCGTCTCCGTTGTCTACGAGGATTGGGCCAAATGATCCGCTTGGGGCGCATCGACCTCCCGTGGAATTAATCGTTACCACACCTGTTCCCTCGCTCGGAGAAATGCTAATGTTGGACCCTGCAACGATCTGCGAGACGCCGCCACCGCTTCCGCCCCCTGCCTGAGACGGGAAGCAATCTTTGCAAAGAGTCACTGGAGCCGTATAACACAGCGGGGAAGTCGTGCAGTTTTGCGCACCTTGTCCACTGCTGGCCACAACGTCGTACCCGTAACCAGTAGCCGCATAAGCGATCCACCCACCGGGGTTAGACGCACTCAAAGAATTGGAGTAGAAGGGATTGGATAGAGAGGTAGTACCGTCGGTGGTCAGAGTCGCCAGCGTGGTCGTGCCGGTTAGATAGATGCTGATCTTCGCAGCCGGAATCACGCCCATGAGCTTGTTGCTCGACTGAGCCCCTTGAGTGGTGGCAGAGATTCCGCCCAGCGTCGAAGTTCCCTGCAACGGACCTTGCTGGCTAAAGGCAACCGGACACAGCAATGCGAGGATAAACAGTGCTCTCTTCATGCTTTCTATTATGCGACAATCGAAAAAATAAAAGTTCGCGTAGTGGAGATTTGAGTGGTATAGTTTGGGAATGGAACGCAAGAAGCTACTTTTTCTATCTGATTCCGTTTCGGCAACTTCAGGACTTGGACGCATCACCCGCGATCTGGTCAGACGGGTACACGAACACCTTGGAGACGTTTACGAGGTGGCCTCAGTTGGGTATGGGGGAAACGGTTATATCAAGAACCAATGGACGGAGTACCATGTCCACTCTGTAACTAATTGGCTTGTCCCGGAACTTCCCGCCGTCTGGAATGACTTCGTAGGAGACGGTGAAGGAATCCTGATGTGCGTTTGGGATATGAGCCGACTCTACTGGCTTGGAATTCCTCAACTATGCCCTGATCCGAATCTGCGCCGCTGGGTTGAGACGGCCAAGATGAAGAAGTGGGCCTATCACGCAATCGACGCAGAGGGTCCTAACGGGAAGCTATCGACCCGCATTGCTGAGACGATGAAGGGTTTCGACCGGGTTCTGGACTACTCCGCATTCTCATCGAAGATCACCGGAAATCCAGATCACCTTCCACACGGAATCGACACAAACGTTTTCAAGCCGTACCCGCACAGGGAAGCCCGCGAAGAACTCATCAAGCAAGGATTTCCGGGGCTCACTCCGGACTCTCTTCTCATCGGCATAGTCGCCACGAATCAAGCACGGAAGAATTGGCAGCTTGGAATGGAGACGGCTAAGATACTTCTCGACCGGGGCCATGATGTGCGCGTATGGGCTCACACGGACGTTCTGGACCGCTACTGGTCTATCGGCAACCTGATCGTCGATTACGGCCTACAAGGTCGCGTGGCGGTCACTCAGCAAAGGTTCACAGATGAGCAGATGGCGAAGATGTACTCGGCGTGCGATATTACACTCGGCATCGGTCCCGAAGGTTTCGGTTATCCCATTGCGGAATCGCTGGCCTGTGGAGTGCCGTGCATGTGCGGAAGCTACGGGGCGCAGGCCGAGTTCGTACCCAAGTTGATGCAGGTTGACCCCATCGCATATTTTTACGAGGGTGCCTTCTGCTCAAAGCGCCCGGTTCACGCGCCGGGGATGTGGGCTGACAAGGTGGAGAAAATGGAGTCGTGGCACAAAGCCGCATATCACCTTGAGGAGCGTAGTATCTTGCCGTCCACGGTAGATTGGAACGGACCGGAGCTTTGGCCAGCGTGGCAATCTTGGTTTAGAAAGGGACTCAAATGAACATCGAACACGCACTTACGGTTCAAGGATGGATGTCACCCGCAGAGCTTGAGTTTTTAGCGGAGTCTGCATCGAAGTCTCAATCTTCCGTGGAGATCGGCGTCTATAAAGGACGCTCAACCTGCTCTCTTGCAGCCAACACCAAGGGCCATGTTTGGAGTGTGGATATATGGTCTGAGTGTGGACCTGACGGATGGTACTACGATGTTTTCCGGGGGAACGTGGCCCGGTACACGAACATAACCGCCGTCAACCGAGCATCCATCTGGGCGGCACGGGAATTTTCGGCACAGGGTAAGACCTTCGACTTCATCTTCATCGACGCTGCGCATGACGAGTACAACGTCCGGCGCGACATTGAAGCGTGGCGTCCATTGCTTGCTCCGGGTGGAATCTTTGCCGGACACGACTACAACTTCAAGGACCATCCAGACGTGAAGAGGGTTGTAGACGAGTTGGTTCCGAACCATCGCGTGATCGACACGATCTGGGTAGAGGAAGCATGAAATTATCTATCATCACCCCAACGATTGCAAGGCCATCTCTGGCACGATGCCGAGAGTCTGTCCAGAGCCAAACCTTCACCGACTGGGAGCATATAGTCGTAGTGGACAGCCCGCGCAGCAACAACTTCGGGAACACTCCTCGTCACAATGGGTGGAGAGAGGCAACAGGCGATTGGGTTTTCTATCTGGACGACGATAACTATCTCGCTCACCCGAACGCGCTGCGGGACGTTGCTGAGGCTCTGGAGGGTATTCAGGAGCAGTGGGCAATCTTCCCGATCATGCGTCACGGTAGCCGATTCTTCAACGATCCTCCGGGGCTGTGCATGACCGACACTGCGAACATGGTGATTCGGCGTGAAATTGCTCGGTGGCCAAATATTCCAGACTACACGGCAGACGGAATACTCTGTGAACAATTGAGGACTAAGTATCCCTATGCCGCTTTTCCTAACGTCTCGCCAATCGTCGTCATGGAAAAGTCTTCGGAGGGAAAATGAACCCGGTTCTTATCCTCACCCACAACTGCCTTGAGTTGACTAAGAAATGTGTCGAGAGCGTGCGGGCGCAAGATGTACCGACTCTGATTGCAATTATCGACAACGGATCGACAGATGGGACGCGCGAGTGGGTATCAGACGAGAATATCCAGACCGTTCTTTTCACTGAGAACCTTGGAGTTAGCGTCGGTTGGAACGTTGGTCTAAATCTAGCCTTTACGTCTCACGAGCATGTTCTCTGTCTGAACAACGATACTCAACTTCCGCCCTACTTCTACCGCAAGTTGATCTCCTGCGGCGTTCCGTTCGTGACGGGTATGGATGTGGGCATGAGTCATCTTCCAGAAACACCTCCAGAATTTTCTCCTCTCGTCCCTCACCCTGATTTCAGTTGCTTTCTGATTCGCCGAGACTGTTGGGATAAAGTCGGACCTTTCGACGAGAGAATGGTCATCTATGCGAGTGATTGCGCGTATCACGTAGAATCGCACCGCAAAGGTATCCCGCTCTGGAAGGCCAACGTTCCGTACAATCACGAGCGAAGCAGCACGTTGAACCGGGCATCGAATAAAGAGAGGGCTATAATCCAAGCGCAAGCCAACAAGGACCGGGAAGTATTCAAGTCGATATACGGCTGCATACCTGGGGAACCGGCATACGGAGAGTTGTTCAAATGAAAAACCAGATCGAGCACGTCACAGAGAAGCTGACTCACGCCCTTGCGTTCATCCGTGATTCCAAGGAAACGAAAGCTCCAGAGCTACTTCAGCAACATCTCGACGAAGTGGAGCGTCTGGTGGAGTACGCGGTGGATACCCTGAAGGTGGTCAATGGCAAAGCTCAAGCCTAACGAGAAACGGGCGCAACTCAGTTTCCAACGACCGGAAGACATTCGTCTCTTCTCTTTCCTCGAAAAGAGAGCCTACGAAGCACGGTATGATTTGGGAGTTTTCATCCTTGTCAGCCTTCAGGAAGCATTCAAAGGACAGATCGAGGAGGATGAGGTCAACGCTCTGGCGGAAGAGGCGGCACGGAAGGTGCGAGATCGCACTAACCCGGAGATGGTTTTGGCGAACGATGCCGCGAACAAGTTACTTTCAGGGGAGACGAAGTGGGATACTCCCGTGGAACCACCCCCAGCCAAACCAGTATCGCTTTCGATGGATCAAGCCCAGAAGCAAGCCGAGGCGCAGATTGCCTCTCTTGACGCCATCGCTTCAACGGTTATGAAGAAGAAAGTCGGGGCGCGTAAAGGTGTCCCAAGTCCTCCACCGATGCCCCAGTAGGTGCCCAGCAAAGGAAGGCCCAAGGGCACTGACCTTTAATCGGATCATCGCAGGAATGGCGTCTCATCGGGTCATCCGGGGACGCCTTTTCCATTGCCGGAATAATCGTGAACATGTCCCGCTTGGCCGTCTCGATGCGCTGATCGTCCGCCCGGTACGGAATACGCTTCGACTGAATCAAGTCCCCTAGCACGTCATCGGCCTGCATCTTGTCCAGCCACACGTTAGCGGGAATGTCGGTTTGCTCTCGCCACACCTCACGCCACGAGTCAGTAAACCCCTCAGCCTTGCCACCTTTGCGTCTGCCAAACCGGAGACACGACTTCTGGACGGGATGCTGGAAGCATTTAGACCAGTGAGAATGGCGTCTACCGCCCCGTGACGCCCCGATTACGACTGCGGTGAGGGTAACGTCCCTCCGAAGGGCAGTAAGCTCACCTACGGTCCCCCAGCCGTGCGCAAACGACCTCAGAGCGTCATCGTCGAGGTAGGAAACCAGAACTATGCGGTGTAGATCGCCTTTGGCTGTCTCGAACAGGTTTGAGCGCCATTGGTGAGGTCCAAATTCCACATCCTGTAATCTGGACATTTTCCCTAGTTTGCGGCTCAAGGCAAGCGATATTACTTCAGCAGTCCAAGCAACATGTCGCACAGTAGGCATTGCCGCCAGCGAGTTGCATGTCACATCTTTGACGGCGGTGATGGAACGGATCGAATCAAAGGGGTTGCCGGTAAGTAGTCCACCTTCGATTCCGGCGTAGAGCAATCCGAGTGGGGACATGCTGCGTGGCTCGTGAGTCTTTTCTAGGCCGAGCCGACGAGGGCAGCGGTCCATCGTGTCGAAGGCTTGAGCGGAGAGGATCACGGCTTCAGTATATCGCCGATACGTTGCTTAGGACCGGCTCCAGATACGGGACCGGAGGCGAGTACTGCAATGCGGGGATCAATCTGGATTCCCTTCCTTTTGGCCTCATCTAAAATCAGTTGCAGGTTGGCTCCACGCATACCCGGAGGAACCTGAGCGATTTGCTCTGCGGTTGGCTTACTGAGGAAGTCGATCACTTTCGGATTTCTCAGCAGAGCCGCGTATCCCTGCTTTCCTACCTCATAGGCTCCTCTAGCAGCAACGTCCCGTCCAACCGCAGCCCAGTTTCCCTCCATCGCGTTTCGGATAGCGTCAAAGACGGAGATGGACGTGAGTAACGGGGAGTACCCCGTACGAGCCTTCTTTTCTTTTGCCGCGATAGACTCTTTGTTGGCTTGGGTAATATCTCCAACTCCGACAGTCTTGGCTTCAGGGCGGTCGGGAAATCCCCCCACCTGATCTTGTACCTTCGGCAAGAATGGCTTGCGAGGTGGAATAGATGGAGCTTTGGCACCTTGAACAATATCCCTCTCAGGCTTCGGCTTAGGGAGAGAATCAACCCCTTTTCGGATATTCCCTACGTTCTCAAACTGCCCCGGCAAGTCGGGATCGAACGATCCAAGGAGACGAATGCGGTTTGCCTGCTCTGCCGCTGAAGCTACGTTCGGAGCGGACTTTTCGGCTGTAGACGTTGCCGCGTCTGTCGGGTTGAAAGGCTTTCCGAAAGTCTGCTTCATCCGACGCCAGTAATTTCGAGCTTCGGTTAGCTGAGAACCCAACCCCCTCGAATCGGCGATCCTCTGCATCTCTGTGCCGAGAGCTTCGTGGAGTTGATCGTAGGCGTGGAACACGTCTCCGTCGAGAGTACCCTTCGTCAACTCTTTTCCGAGTCGGCTGTAATCTCCCTGCAAGTCGCTGTAGGAAATATCGCCTTCGGTCTTCAGTGTCCTCTCAACGTCCTTGAGGAGCGTTGGGTCCGAGTGCGACCCGCGAAGCTGTTCTGTAGCGTTCACGAAAGCGTTCTGGATGAACTCTCGGTCTGATGGCTCCGAACTCAACTTATCGTTGACGGTGTTGTACTTTTCGTTTCCGATCTTCAACGCCTTTTCGCGGGCCGTCTCTACTCCAGCGCGTAGGTTGCTCCACGCGGATTGTAGTTTGTTTTGAGTCGGCTCTATCTTCCCCTGCTTGGCTTTTTCGGCGGTCACTTTATCTTCCGCTGCTTTTCGGTCAGAGATAGCCTTATCCCGCGTCTCAAGGTGCTTACCAATATCAGCTTTTCTCTGATCTTGAAGTTTCTGTACCCCTTCCTGCGTCTTCTCTTGGTGAGCTTTAGCTTCGGCATCGTTTACAGCCTGCGTCTTGTCTACCACGCCTTTAGCAGTGTCCTCTCCCGTGTTTGTGAGGAATCGGGCAAATTTCTTCGGAGCGTTTTTGGCGGCACCTGCAACCTTCGGTATCACCTTTCCACCAACACCGAAAGCGGCTGTCTGACCAGCCATCGTCTCCGCTGTCTCAAGCGGGTGCTGAATCGCATCCTTGGCCATATCGCCGATGGGGTCTTTGCCTTGAACGCTGTTGATGAGCCCACCGGCAGGACTGGCATCGTAGGCCGTCTTCAGCACCCCTCCCACGGTGTTGACGGGGTGCAATATCGCACTGAGAGCGCCAGCGCCCATGTTCGACAACGAGGTTCCTACCTGCTTACCGGTTTCCTTCAGGAACGTACCAGCAGTTGGATTGGCGAGGAAAGCCTTACCGGAAGCCTCTGCGTCGTGCTGCGTTGGAGTGACGAGCGGCGCAACCTTCTTGTCGTAAGAATCCCAGAATCCCGGCTTCTTCTCTGGGGCGGTCGAGGTGGATGACGGAGCAGCGCCAATCCCCTTCTTTTTGAAGTAGGCGATAGCGGCGTTCTTGTCCGTCCCATCAGGGAATTGATAGGTGCTTCCGTCTGGTCCTTGAACTTGAACGGGCATTACTTCATATCCTCTGGAGTAACCACGATTACGTTTGGCTGCGCTCCGGTCTTAGGAATAAAGGAACCCGGCCTAACGGGAGAGGCACCAGTTTGCGGCAATCTTCCATTAGCTTTCGCTAATCCTTGGAACGTCTTCTCGTCCTGATCTAGACCAGCCAAAAGAGCGTCTGGATTCAGATGCATCGACGTAATCGTGTCTTTTAGTTCGTTAACGGTCTGAACAGCCCTTCCGCCGAATACCCCAGCGGAGTGATCGGCGAGAATCAGTGCTGCGGTGCGGAACCTCTGAGCATCTGGACTACTGCTTCCAATCCACGCCGCCAAGTCCTGAGCCCTGCCACCAGCAGGACCAAATAAATCTTTGTTTCTCTTGATAATGTCGCGTAGAGTTTGGACTTGCATTATCCCAGAAAGAGCGAAGTCCTGCTTCGTTTTTTCTGCCCCAACCGGAGTGCTGATTTCTTTTCCGCTGTATGGATTTCCCGACCTAGCCCTATTCACAACATCGAGTCGAGTCGCGTTGACGAGATTACCTTTTTCATCCGTTACTTCCTGGACACCGTACTTTGCCGCCGCCTTCGCTCTCTCATCTGCCAATGGAATAGCTACCTGTGCGTAGTTCGGAGGAGCCTCTCCCATATTCCTATCAAACTTCTGCGTCTCAGGATTCCATCCCATGATGTACGATTTTCCGTTAATCAGTTCTGTTTTGGTGACTGGAGCCTTCGCTGGACCGGGCGTCCAATCTGGAGGCATCGGCTCCTGCACAATACTTCCATCGCCCTGCTGCATCGGACGATAGTAACGTCCATCCTGCCCTTTGATTGGCTGTCCTGCTGCGCCGGGGATGTTCTTGAGCGTCTGAGCGATACCCAGGTTCTTCATCGCCCACTCAGACTGAGCCTTCGGCAACTCCTCTTGAGGGATGTACTTCGAGAAGAATGACCATGAATCCTGAGTCTGCTTTTCCTTGTCTTGTCGATCTTGCTCGTTTTGGGCTGCGTGGTTCTTTAGTTTTTCCGCCTCGTCTTGCGCGTTCGTTCCACCTTCTGGAACGGGATTCTTCAACGGCGCCGAGTACGACTGATACTTTGTTCCGTCAGGGTGAACGATCTTATGCAGTTTGCTTACCAGATCACCCATCTGAGAGGGGTGAGAGTAGAGCTTCGTAATGGAGTCCACATACTGCTTCTGCTGGTCAGCGTTAAGAGTGCCGTACTTGCGTCCCATCTCCAACTGCTGTTCGAGGTTCTGTACCTGAGCATCGACGCCCTTCTGTGCCTGCTGGCGCTTCTCCTCGTCGATCTGCGGAGCCTCCCCGGACAGAACTTCTGCGGTACGCTTGCCGAGAGGTTCAAGCACAGCACCAGCAACCTTCGCGCCTTTCACTAGTCCACTGCCAACTCCGCTTAGAATGTCACCAATGCTCATTGTTTTTCGCCTAGTATCCGCACTGATAATGGACCGTGTACGTCGCTGGATATGCCGGTGCTGACCAAGCCACACGATTAAACCCTGTGCTCGTTTCTGCCGTATAAACTGCCGTAGAAAAAGCAGATGCAGTTTCCGAAGCGATGACACAATTCGGCCACTTTGGCTGTGCCGCACCATAAAGAACTACCGTCAGAGCAAGTCCAGAAGTGGTCCCGCTCCCGGTTACCACCGTCAAGACTCCGCTGTTTGTGGTGCAAGAGTGATTCGTAGCGCAAACACACGTAGCGCCAGTTCCAGACGCAACGCCGGGGGTGCAAGAGAAGTTGGCCGCGTTCCCCTTGGGTGGGTTAACTACCTGTCCCCATGCCACCGAACAAAACATAGCCATAACGCATAAAAACTTCATAGGTCACCTCTTACTGAAGACATTGGCCGTCGATTACGTCGCCGGGGGTTCCCGCGAGATACCACTCCGAAAGCATCGTGGAGTAGGTTACCGGAGTGCTTTGCGAACCAGCACCCCCCGGCTGCAATAGAGTCCCTAACCCAGCAGTTCCCCCACTCACAGCAGCCGGAGTCGTAACGCTCACCTTTGGTGAAGTTCCGTAGCGGCATGGGTGAGCCGAGTTGTTTTGGAAAGATAGCCACTGGACGTATGCGTTGCTTTCAATGTTCGTTGGGTTAGAACCGAACAACGCCGTTTGCAGATTGATTACTCCGCCTGCGGGAATCGTCACCTGAAAAGAGATATTCATCGCGAACCCTTTCTACTGCCATTGAAACTGCTGCATCGACTCTTCTGGGATCGAAACGCTGGACAGGTCGTAGTTTTGAGTCTCAGGAGAAAACGAACCCATCCCACCCGCATCTGCGGCAGCGCCGCCCGCGAACCCTGTGGCGATACTCGCCGCCCCCTGAGCAATCCCGTTTACGTCTCCCACCTGTTGCTGGCGGCGCTGATTTGCCAGCCCCGCTTCGCTTCCGAGGGCGCTCTGCCCAGAGCTTACCTCTGATGTCCCAAGCGAGGCGAGAGAGCTTGCCGCCTTCCCTTGCTCCTCGCCCATGAGGTTGATGATATTCCCTCGATTGGCATTCTGCGCGTTTTGCGTGGAGGCGTTTGTTCCTCCGCCTCGATTGCCGAATTCGGAGTTCTGGAGCATCTGCTGCTCCACCTGACCCTGCCCTGCACTGATCTCCGGGGCGAGTGCCTTGGTTGGGTCTGTGAGAAGATTCATGTCGTAGGTTTGAGCAGCAGTCTGCGCCCCTTGCCCAGCGGCAAGTTGTTCATCGGCAAGTCTTCCAAACCGTTTCTGCTCTTTCTCGGTTGGGTCACCGCTCACTAAATCAAATATTCCGCCTACAAGTCCCCCCACATCACACCTCCCGTTCAGTTTACGCCTTTTATGGAGTGTGCAACCATCCTGTTATCAAACCATCTTGCACAAAGATAGAGGTCATGCTGGAATCTAGGAATGGACCCAGCGGTATTGTCCCCGTCGCACCGATGGTGTGAATCATCCCAGAATCCACGCCGATGGTCGATGCGTCCACTTTTACCACTCCAAGGCTTGAATCTGTGGCAATCACGACCCCTTCACACCAAAACGTCGTTCCATCGAAGAACACGGTGGCCGTGCCGCCAGGATACACGGACTGTATTCCAGCAATCGTCGCGCTTGAATCCGTTGATAATGAGACAGTTGAACTTGAATCGTTTCCAATGATCGTGAACCATGGGGAATTCATCGACGAACTGAGACTCACGATGACCGGTGACGAGTCTCCAACGATGATTTTCGATCCGTTGTCGGACTTCTGCGTGGCGTAGGTTTCGTTGCCAAGTTGGTTATTCACGTACCCAAGATTCGGGAAATAAATGATCGATCCGGTCGAGGTGTTGAACGACGTTACTCCAGATGTTGACTGGCTCTGGATGTTCTGCACTGCTGTTGTAGCTACCGCCGTCGCCTGAGTGGATATTTGATCTGGGATGTTGGCAAACGCCTGTTCGTGATTCGTCAGTCCATTGAAAGCCGTGTTCACGGCGTCAGCAACTTCCGACATGGACGAATTCTCATTGAGAGTAGGACTATTTCTCGTAGACGGAGAATTTAGCGTAGGGGTCTGTTGACTCGTAGGAGTACCGGGCCATGTCGATGACTTGTTTGACGGGGCAGTAGACGGATTTTTAGATGCTCCTGGCCATGGCATTAGGTTTGTCCTCCCTCGCCACCAGACCCGTGGAACAGAGGCACGTTCTTAAACGTTTCTCCATCCCAAGGCTTCACCGCTAGAGAGCATCCTTGCAAATAGACCTCAAGCGAAGGATCTGACCAGTCGAAAACCGTATGAAGTAGCTTCCACTTCGACGGGCTAACCTTGGTCGTGAATTTCGTGATTTGGCCTCCTGTAGAGTCCAGAACGATTGAGTTGGGTGCGTAGCTCCCATTATTCGCATCGACCGCTACAAAGGACACTGTGGCCCCGGAATCGGCCTTGTACTCAAAGGTTGCCTCATAGGCCAGCATGTAGCCTTGTCCTCCGATGGCAGGAGTTGCCACCGTGGATGAAGGAGACTCGACTCCATCGCTGACTAGAAGCCTGATAGACCCGTCTACGCATCCCACGATGTTTCCCTGAATACTCTCGCCTTGGTTTGAGGCGTGGATGGTAGCTGCCGGTTCATACAAGTCCCACACCCACCCCATGCGCTCGGTGTCATAGACCATCGTGTGAGGATGTCCATCTCCGAGACCGATATAGTCCCAGTACATAAACGAACCCTGATGCGAGAACTTCTGACGATTCGGCTGAGAGTCGTCGGGAGGGTAGATCGTTTTCCCGTTGCGCACCACGGGAACAGGGGTAGACCCTTCATGAACAAAGAGAGGGTAAAGATCATCGTCAGTGATCGACTGTGAACCAACTCCTTTATTCGAGTAGTGAATTCCATCATCCACGCGGAAGAATATTTTTCCTCCTCCCTGCACAATAAGGCAACGAGGGATATACAAGCCGCGAGGTATAGAAGCGTCCTGAGCCGTCCATGTCGATCCTGAAGTACCAGTCACATTGGCAAGAGCGTTGTAGAAGTTCGCATTAAGAACCCATCCGCGCTTTATGGAAAACAAAACCGCTCTTCCTCCGCTCATCGCTCCGTTTACAAGAGCCTCAGATGGGTCGGTCACGTCGAACTGGTTTGTGTCTGCCCATGAATCGAGATTGGAACCATTGCACCAGTAGAGAGTTCCTGGACGAAGTTTGTCACCTACTCCGAAGATGTAGTTGATGTTGTCGCTAGGTCCGAACATGTAGGGAATCGGCTGGTTTGCTAGCACGGGCTCGGCGATATTCCACTCCAAATTAGTACCGTCAGGAACTCCAGAAATCTCTACCTGTGTTGTGCTCGTTGGACGAGCGATAAACGTGTAGGGAAGTTGTGTAGGGTAGCCAATAAGAATCTTTGTTCCCGGCAACCATCGCTTATTGAACGAACCGGAAGTTGCAGTTATTACCCCTCCTGAAACATTGCATCTTCCGGAGTTTGGAATATCAATCGATGGGACTGGCTCATAGTCCGTGTACGTCATCTCTTGATTGTTTGCCGCCTCTGCATCTGTAAGAGAATCTGTGATCGCAGTGGGAGGATTAGTGTTTGGACCTGTTGCCACGTAGGTGTAATTTGAAAGTCCTCCATCCTGCCGGTAGTAATCGATCTTGTCTACTTGAGGATCGGGAGAATAAACCACCTCGACAGTATTTGCCAAAACGGGAGTCGTTTCTGGCGTAGAGGTTGGACTCGGATTCGATTGCGCACCTGTCAGGGATGACCTGTACTTATAGGCGTAAGACGTATTGGTTCTAATGTTAGCCGTGATTGGCGGAATGATTGTTGGAGATGCTCCGGGAGTAGGGGATGCCTCTAGAAGCAGAATACGTCCTGAGTGATACCAGTAGTCGTAGTCGATCTCGATACCGTAAGTACCAGCCGCAGCGAATGACACGACCACTGTTGTCTGCGCATATTTACCACCATCTCCATGCGTATAGTTCTGGCGTGGAAGTAGAGAGTAGCCTTTGACTACAGTGATCGTCTGTCCTGAACCGGACAGTCCAACAGATGAGCTTTCACCTACCCCGGAAGGAGTTGCAGAAATAAGCGTTGCTCCCTCTATTCCCCATATGCAGTCGTCCTTGCTTGTCAAAACATATGTGTACTGTCCGGCAGCAGGAATGTAAATCTGTCCATAGAGGCAGAAGTTGAAATCTGAGTAATGCGTCTGCGAAGAATAGGTGGTTGTTATTGGTGAAGCGAAAATAGGAACGCTTCCGGTTACTGCGCTCTCTGCGCTCAGTGCTGACCATTCCATCGGAGTGTCAGGGTCTCCAACTCCTGGCAAACCTGGAATTCCTGCGTTAAATGTTGCATCGAAAATAAACGAGTTACCTGTTATGCTTCCGTCTGCGTTGGAAGTAGATCGAGGAGTTCCACCTCCAGTGTCACCGGGATTCTTCCAGATATACTGATCTACGGCTCCCGACTTAGGGGAATCTCCCCAGTAATACAGAGACAGGCTGTTGAGAATTCCCATGGTGGGAGGCAATGCATCTGTTTCGACTTCTAGTTCGATATTGAATTGTCCGGAGTTCGCATTGAACGTGTCGCCGGTCGAGTTGATGCCGATTTGAAGTGCGCGAGCCCCCGATGGAACTTTGATCGAAACTCCGATGTTCCCGCCAAGATCGACAACAGCGGGAACGTAGTAGGGAGCAACACCTTTGTCAACGACGTTTCCAGCCCCGTCCGTGAATGCTCCCACCACTACAGAAACAGTGCTGGGAGGGGTAGATGTTCCTCCGACCTGCACATACCCACCCGGATTCGTGCTACCCACAGCAGGACCCGCGCTCGTCGGGGTCTTAGCCCCTCCGTTGATGGTGGCCGTTCCGGTAATCGAGGTGATGGTGATAGTCGAGGCGTTCGCCACGTTCACGATGAACGGAGCGGTCCCGTCTACCGGGTTAGGGGTTCCGGGATTCGGTAGACCGTTCAGTTCTCCATAGTTGAAGTCGGTATTCTGTCCTGCGTAGTTGGTCCACGGAATAGCTGTTGCGAGTAGTGGACCACTGTCAATGACGATTGTATTTTCCGTTCCAACCGCTGGAGCCAAAGGTGGTTCCTTTATTCCCGCCTTGTAGACCAAACCATCAGACCGAACCTTGAGAGCGCCGAAGCAATTGAAGTCTGTTGGGATGTTGTTGAGAGCGAACTTTGTATGGATTGTCACACCCATGGAACTGTCGAACACATAGGCCCACGGTTGAACAGAAGCGTTTGGACGGAACGGAATGATAGAGACTGGATCACCGGAAAGACCTTCGGCGATCACCCTGTCGTTCGAGTACAGTTTCCCAGAAGCGTCTACGCCGATAAACACGAACCCATCGGCGGGTCCTGCTGGAGTGGTGTCGTTCATTCTCGCAATCGACTGGACCGATGAATCGAAGATGATCGCAGAGGAGTCCATGAAAATCGGGCTGGAAAGCGAAGTCCTCATCTCAAACGTACCCTGCTCGTAGCCGCGAACGTTTACGGCCATAGGGGAGCGACCCACCGGAACCCGATTCAATGGGGAGCTTAAGTCAACACCCACAAAGTTGTCGGTTCTACGCGCCATGAATTTCCTCCGGCCTATAATCGACTATTCGGGTGTGCTTGTGAGAGTTGCAAGACAAGCATAAGGGTTGAAGGTTATCGATATTCGATGTCCCTCCCAGTAGTACAGGAATCACGTGATCTACCGTCAGTTTTATTCCTGTCTTTCCGCATCGCAAACAGCGATGCCCGTACTTGTCCAACAAAGAGTTCCACTCTTCAGCAGTGTACGATCCTCCAGCGCCAGTGAGACGTGTTTCACGTCGGTGAGTCTTCGCTAGATATTTAGCTGGATTACGCCGATACCATTCCTTCTGTTTCTGCCGATTAAGTTCTGGGTTTTCAGCGCGTTTTTTTGCTTGCCAATTACGAGAATACTCATTCAACTTTTCCCGGTTCTCTTCTGCGTACCTCCTCATTTTCAAACTATTTTTCTGTCGATATTCCTTTTTTTTGATTAATTCAATATCTCGGTTTTGGGCGTGGTATTCGCGTATTCTGATCCTCTCTTTTTCACGCACCTCTGGATTACGATCTCTGTATGATGCGGTGTACTCTCTAGGCTTTTCAGGATGATCCTTGATCCACTCTCGGTTTTTTGCAAGAATAGCATCCTTGTTTCTTTGGTAGTGGGCTCGATACGCCGAACGCTTCTGTTCAAGACGCTTTTCTGTCTTGGGGCGGGCTCTTTCTCGACATTTTGATCCACAATACATCGGAGATCGGCCTCTCTTTTTCCGTTCAACATCTGCTCCACATACGAGACATTTCATGTAACAAGTATAAAACATTTATCGGATTAGATGCAACGAGATTGTCTTGACGCTTAGCCATTTTCCGGCTGCTCCTTCTCAAACCGGGGGTCACGTTCTTGGCCCCTATCGCCTTGCCCAATCACGTCTGGACGGAAGATTCCCAACGCCGCATACTGACGGTTCTTGAGGCGGCAATAGTCCTCGAACTGCTGGAATAGAGGAAGAGTGTTGAAGAAGTCTTTCCCTCCCTGCTTGAATGATGCCACGTGCTGAGAGTAGTTCAGAATGGCATCAACTCCAGCCCGGTCGAGTTGTATCAGGCTTGCATCGCCTGTCGGTATCGGCGCATTGCCTACGACGGTCAGAGCCGCAGAGACGGTTACGCCGGAGACGGGGACATTCGGCGCGAGTGAGACTAGATCGATTCCACCCACTACGATGTTCGGATCGTCGGCAGGCCAAGTCTGCTCCCAGTTCTGCGCGTAGGCGTCCATCTCCTTGAACGATGGCATGTCAACCGGGATAGACCCCACGCTGGCGTCGAGCAGCCACGGCATCTTCACCATAGCCTTCTTGAACTGCTCGTACCTCTGAAGGCAATACTTGGACCGTTTCTCGTCTCTTCCCTCTGGAGAGTTCGCCAGCACGTCAGCCAGCACTCCATAGACCAGTGCAGGGGTCCAGTCGTCAGGAATGCCTACAAGGGTGCTTGCTGGCGGAATAAACGCCACTCCAGCGAAGGGAACAAGCATGTCCCACATACCCGGCTGGTTTGGTGGGCAGGAGCAATCGAACTCAAGTGGGGAGTTTGCCGTAATCATCCACGATTCAGGATAACCGGGCTGTATCGGAAGCAGTACTCCAAACGAATCGCGCGTCGTCACATCCTCTCGCCCCAGAGCGTAGGGTGACTCTGACGAAAGAGTAGAGTCTGGAACCAACCTCACCCTCTGAAGGTCAAGCGTCGAATCGGGAAGAATGGTCGTCGTAGAGAGAAGCGGCGACGGCGTGAGAAGGTTGACCGTGTTGCACCCAGAAGCCAGCAAGAGTTCGTCGCGGCGATATTGAAGCGAGTTCGCCAGTTGCGTGATGTTGAACTGATTGGTTCCGGTCCACACGCCGCCGCTCATCGGCTCGTACAGCATGGCTTCGATCTGTCTGTAGATGTCCGTGTCGGTAACGGTGCGTTCGCGTGGCGATCCTGCGAAGTTGAGACTCTTCCACGTATCTCCGGGGTTGAAGTCGAGAATGAAATCGACAATTCCGGGGGCCTGTGTTTGGGCACAGAGAACACGAAGAGCTTCCGTGATGTAGAGATTTGCCTCGGCGACGGGGACATTTACGTTCCCCGCGTCTTGAAGCCTATGCATCAGAGCAGCGCGGAGTTGGCCGAGATTTACATACGAGTAACCAGCCAATCAGTTCCTCTTTCTCGCCGTTTCCTTCCGCGTCTTTTTAGCCGTCTTCTTCTTGCTGCCCAATTTCGGACCTTCGGGAGTCAGTTTCTTTCTCCCGCCCTCTTTGCGAAAAGACTCATTCGCCTCATCGACTCTCTTGGCGTGCATGTCCGTGTATTCCTGCTTTTTCCAAGGAACCTTATTGGCTAGATCGTAAGCCTTTTTCCAAGAGCTTTTGATCGTGTTGACTAGATCGTCTGCTTCGTTTGCCATTACCCGCCTCCTAGAATGGACTCGATCTCATCGTTGAACTGTTGAACCAAGGACAGAACGTAAGACATCTCATCGCGGCCCGCATGTCAACCATGTACGCATCACACGCCTCCCGGTCCAACAGGCGCAAAGTCTTCAGGCGGGTCAAGAAGTCAGTCTCCGAGTCTTTCTTGAGGCCGAGATAGTTCCCACCTGCCCCCTTCGCCGCCATAATATCCTTCCGGCTCTCTGCGTCCCTGTAGGCCCACGTCAAAGCCTTCTGAGTGATTACCTCTTCGTCGAGAGGGTACGGAAGGGTGTCGCTGTTGTTCACCAGTTCCGGCCACTCGACTACGGCGTACCATTGGTAGGAAATCTCTGTAGTCGGGTATGGGTAAAGCTCGTAGAGTTGCTGATTCAGAGTGGCCGAAGGAGTTGCTGTTCCAGCGCCGCGCCGGTCTGTTCCAATGGGCAGCATCCGGTAAGGGTTCGACGATATTTGACGGGCAGGATCGACAAGGTTCTCTGTGCGAACTCCAGTCCAAATGTCCATCGACCACATATCGAACATGTCTGCCACACTCAGCCACCGTTTGAAGCCCTTTGGAGCCGGAATGTATGCCCCGTACATCTGGTAGGGAACCCCGGTGTAGAACTTGAGAGGATCGGTGAAGTTCCTGTCGAGAGTCAAAACCACCGCGTTAGGGTCGGTCGTATCCATTGCGATGATGGAGTAGACCGAGTAACCTTGCGCCCTGATCTGCTGAGTCGTCGGGCTCCAGTAGAACGGCAACGCCTGCCACTGAGCAGAAGCCGCCGCATCGCCGATGACCTGATTGCTTCCCAACGAGAACGTGACCGAACCAGCCGTCGATACGCTCGGCGTGGAGAAACTTCCCTGCTGAAGTTGAAAGCTCCACAACGATGAGTCTTGAGCGATCTTGAATGCGCGATTGACGAGCCTCTTAGCACGGACACGGCTCAACGCTGGAACCAAGTCGGTAAGCTCAGAGGTCATGTCGATGAGCGCCACGTTCTCTCCTTAAAAGAAAAAGCTGAGGGCCGTGAAGCCCCCAGCCCAAAGGTTAATGAAAACCTATCCCTAAATCCCGATAGCCGTAAGCCTCACAGTGAAGCCAGACAAGTTTGTTCCCGCAGCCACTTCGCCTCCAGTGCTGCCAGATGCCGGAACGGTAGCAGCCGTAGCCGCCGCGATAGTGACCGCCCCGGTGTTGGCGAGTGCGCGTCCATTCAGTGTACCGCCCCCAAGCGTGACACTGGCCACAGCAAGGATGTTTCCGTTAATCGTCGAGGTAGCCACTGATGTAAAGGAACTACCTGCCACGAACACCACGTTAGAAGCCTTCGCTCCATTCACAAGCGATACCGTCTGGCCGCTGGCAAGGTTGATTGTCGATCCTGCCACAAACACGAATGTGGCGTTTGGGTTGTTCTGCGCGTCGAGAATGATCCCTGTCGGCATCGTCAACCCAGCCGCGCCAACGTAGACGCCGGAGGTGAACGTAGCCGCCGTAGAGCCGTTTCCTCCGGTGCTGAGATTGCTCAACCCGGAAAGGGTTGGAGTCAACCCCTGATAGTAAAGGATCGCCGACGCCAAAGCAGTCTGCGCCGCCGCTGCTCCTGCGTTGTTGATGATCGCTGGAGCCGTGAGAGTCCCCGGAGGGAAGCCGGTAATGGATGCTGTCGGGGACGAGCCGATGTTGCCACCGGAGATAACCGTGTTCCCGGTGTTCGTAATCCCCGAGTAAGCAAGAAGAGAGTAGCTTGCGGCCACGCCAAGCCGAGCGGTTACCGGAGACGCGCTCGATCCGCCGCCACCGCCGCCAAGCCAAACCAAATCCCATTCACAGATGCCATTGGCAAGCGGCCTTCCTTTTACTGTGTACGTGTCCGATTTGTCTACGGAACCGATAAGGGTAAGGATTTTCTCCATGCCAA